TACTGAGTATGAGTGTTACATTACCGGAACTGACCAATTCAGATATACTGTTGATCCAGAGTATAAAGCTAATCGTAAGGGAAAGCCTCAGCCGAGATATCGACAGGATGCGAATGCATATCTTGTCGCTACCTACGGTGCCAGAGTTACCACTATCATCGAAGCTGACGATGCTCTCGGTATTGCACAGTCTCAAAGCGTGGACGGAACAACAATCATTGCAAGTATTGACAAAGATCTGAAACAGGTTCCGGGACATCATTACAATTGGCGGCGGAATGAATACGATCTGGTATCTCCTGTTGATGGACTCCGTTCTTTCTATAGGCAGTTGCTTACTGGTGATACTGCTGATGGGATTCGGGGAGTTGGTGGTATCGGTCCAGTTAAATCCGCCAAGATTATCAATGATCTCGTGGATGAAATCGATATGTTTCAAGCTGTACAGACTTTGTACAATGATGATGAAAGGTTATTGAGACAAGGACGATTACTTTATATCTGGCGAAAGGAAGACGACGATTGGGCTATCCACTTTACACAACTAGCCGAGCAGGCAGCAAGGTTGTCATCACAGACTTCATCGCAGGAATTGAACGACCCTACATCGGATACTATCTAGCAGGTCTGGATCGTTTCCCATGTACGTGGCTCAAGGGGGGCTACTATAACACGCAAAAAGAAACGAGTCTCGACCTTACCGTACAAGAGTAAATTTGAGCAGGAGTTTCACACCCGATATCCTCAGTTAGAATATGAAACTAACAAGCTGAAATATCTGGTAGAACATACCTATAACCCAGACTGGAAAATAAAAGAGAACGTCTATATAGAAACCAAAGGTCTGTGGCGAGCAGCAGATAGAGCCAAGCACCTACATATCCGGGAACAGCATCCTGAAGTAACGGTCTATCTCGTTTTCCAGAATCCCAATAATAAGCTGAGCCGAGTCTCCAAGACTACATACGGTGAGTACTGTGATAAGCATGGGATTGAATGGGCAACAATCGACACGATTCCGGAGGTCTGGTTTGCACATTAAGCATGTAACAGAAAAAGATAATGGAAGTGTAGTATTCCAAGGAGTGCTCGAAGGAAAGGAACTAGCGTTTGTGATTGAGATGGGGATGGAAGCTATCATACAAGCTGGTGCAGTTCCCTTTGTTTCAACACTAGAACATGAGGGCTTCGACATTTACGAAATGCCCGACACGGAGCAATAATCTTGCGACATTTTATTTTGCCAGATTGTCAAGTAAAACCTGGTCACAGTTATGATTATCTTACACGAATTGGTAATTATATCTGTGACCATCAGCCTGATATTATTATTAATATTGGGGACTTCGCCGATATGGCTAGTTTGTCTAGCTACGATATTGGTAAAAAGGCGTTCGAAGGCCGTCGGTATATCGCTGACGTGGAAGCAAGCCATAAAGCAATGGAGCACCTTCTGAAGCCTATTAAGGAACACAACGATAGGCAGCGAAAGAATGGTAAACGTCAGTACAAGCCTCGAATGGTTCTTACCCTCGGTAACCACGAGAATCGAATTGATCGCGTGGTTAATGGTGATCCTAAACTCGATGGGACTATTAGTGTCGATGACCTGGGTTACAGCGATTATGGGTGGGAAGTACACCCGTTTCTTGACGTGGTTGTTATTGATGGTATTGCTTACAGCCATTATTTTGTCACCGGTGTTAGCAACCGTCCTATCTCAAGTGCTCAACTCACTCTTAACAAAAAACACATGAGTTGTATTGCAGGCCATCAACAAGGTCGACAGGTAGCTTATGGATACCGGGCAGATGGTCGGCGTATCGCATCGATCATTGCAGGTTCATGTTATGAACATGATGAAGATTATCTAGGACCACAGGGTAATAAACACTGGCGAGGTGCCTTTATGCTCAATGAAGTAGATGACGGCGAATTCGATGAAATGTTTATTAGTCTCCCCTATCTGGAGCGTAAGTATGGATCAAACTGATAAGAGCACAGCTCGTTCGGCACGCATGGATGCGTCCGATTATAAACGGATTGAAGAGTTGATGCATGGGGCTGGGGGAGCTCTGGTGTATGCCAAGGATCTAGAAGATTGGCAGACAGCTGATGCAACCACATTTCATGTTCTCTCTATGGCTATCCTGGATCTAAATGATAGACTGGAAAAACTTAAAGCTGCCACCGATAAACCTTTGGTCATTACCGCATATTAATATGGGCATTCAAGAACTAGAACTCCTTGAATGGAGTAACCAACAAGAGGGTCAGAATCTTTTGATGAAACCTTCTAATCCAAAAGATGTTATAGGTAGTGATAAACTACCTCTTCATCTATGGCCCGCTAGTGCTACTATATTTGGTACTCTAGGTCTACTCGACGGGATGTGTAAATATGGGCGCTCCAATTGGAGGCATGCTGGTGTGCGTTCTAGTATTTATGTGGATGCCTGCAAGCGTCATCTGGATGCCTGGTTTGAAGGAGAGGATAATGCTGATGACAGCGGGGTTCCTCACCTTGCTCATGCTCTGGCTTGTCTGGCTATTCTGGTAGATGCACAAAGTACTGGAAAACTTGTAGATGATCGTCAGACGAGGGGAGAAGGATATCAGAAATTGATTGAACAATATACTCCTTTGGTAAAAAAGATAAAAAATAATCATAAGGATAAATTCCCCAAACATTATACGATTGAGGACAAGTAATGAGCATCTATATTGCTGGACCGATGACTGGTTACGAAGGTATGAACTTTGATGCCTTCAATTCTGTGGCAGATGATCTACGATATGATGGGTGGGAGGTTGTCAATCCGGTCGACATTAATCCAGATCCAAAAGCGGATTGGAAAGAATGTATGATCAAGGATATCGAGGCACTGATTCATTGTGAAGCGATGTATATGCTTATTGGATGGCAAGAGAGTGCGGGGGCTACCCTGGAATATACCATTGGTTCTGCGCTGGGGTTAGATATGTACTACGAGGAAGATGACTACAAAAATGACAATAACGGAACGAACACTGCAGGAAATGATGGAGAGGCTGAGTCAGCTTGACGAGCTAACCATTCTAGAACTGCTGGATATTACCAGTGAAGAATTGGTGGAGTTTCTAGCAGACCAGGTAATCGAAAAGTATGACCAGCTTCTGGAGTATTTCGACGAAGATGAAGAAGACTGATTTCAAGACGAAACGAAAGATGACCAATGAAGTACGGGATTCTGAAGCGGATGAACTAATCAAGGACTTCTTGGTACGGAACTATATTCACAATGCTAAAGTTAAAGAAATTCTGGAAGAATATCTTGAAGGCAAGGATACTTCCAATCGCCCAGCGTCTAAACTGGAAGACCAAGAAGACTGAAGTCTACTTCTGGGAAGTACAATGGATGGGACATAGTTACTTTGTAATTAAAGCACCTCGCTTTCCTTATCCTGATTTGCTTCCTTATATTAAGCTGAAAGAATTTAATGGTTATTGGTATTGGAAAGGGACATATTAATATTGAACGATCTACAACACTATGTGTATAAGAGCCGCTACGCAAGGTGGCTAGATAAAGAAGGCCGAAGGGAACATTGGCATGAAACGGTTAAGCGGTATTGTGATTTCTGGGCTAATAGGTTTGGCGATCTTTTCCCCTATGATAGTATTTATACTGCTATTCATGGTCTGGAGGTAATGCCCAGTATGCGGGCATTGATGACGGCTGGTCCGGCTCTTGAACGGGATAACATCGCAGGATATAACTGTTCCTATATTCCTATTCAGGATCAGAAGTGTTTCGATGAAATCATGTACATTCTAATGAATGGTACTGGAGTAGGATTCAGTGTTGAAAGACAATACATTAATAAACTTCCAGAAGTTCCGGAGCGCATTTACGATTCGGAAACAAATATTGTTGTCGCAGATTCTAAGCAGGGTTGGGCTTCGGCATTTCGCCAACTCATCGCCCTCCTTTATTCAGGACAATCTCCGTCACTTGATGTTGACCGAATCCGACCTTCAGGAGCGCGCCTCAAAACTTTCGGAGGCCGAGCAAGTGGTCCTGCTCCTTTGGTGGAACTATTCAACTTCACTAAGCAACTATTCAAGGGTGCCTTGGGCCGAAAGCTCAACTCAATAGAATGTCATGACCTGGTATGTAAAGTGGCACAGGTGGTTGTGGTTGGTGGGGTTCGTCGTAGCGCCCTCATTAGCCTGTCTAATCTCACGGATGAACGTATGCGGAACGCCAAGAATGGTGCTTGGTGGGATGGTTCTGTTCACCGCGCTCTTGCCAATAATTCTGTAGCGTATACTGAAAAGCCCGATGTTGGCATCTTTATGAAGGAATGGCATGCTCTCTATGAAAGCAAATCAGGCGAACGTGGAATATATAACCGGGTATCTGCAAAGAAGCAAGCAGCAGCTACTGGACGCCGAGAAGTTGATCACGACTTTGGAACAAACCCTTGCGGGGAGATTATTCTCCGACCCTTCGGTTTTTGTAACCTTACAGAAGTCGTTGTCCGACAATCGGATACTAGCAAAGAACTTGTCGATAAGGTTAGGCTCGCTACAATCCTTGGGACGTTCCAATCAACACTCACAGACTTCCGGTACATCCGAAAGCAATGGAAAGTAAATGCGGAAGACGAACGTTTGTTGGGGGTATCTCTTACTGGCATTATGGATAATCCTATCCTTAGCGGCCATGATCGGGGCACTGATCTTGCGGATCTACTCACCGGACTAAAGAATGAAACTATTCAAACGAATGCTGAATGGGCTGCAAAGCTGGGGATTAATCCTAGTGCTGCTATTACTACTGTTAAGCCTAGTGGCACTGTATCTCAGTTGGTGGACTCTGCTAGTGGGATCCACCCTCGCCATAATAGTCATTATGTGCGTACTGTCCGAGCTGATGTAAAAGATCCACTTGCAGTATTCATGCAGGAGAAAGGAGTCCCATATGAAGTGGACGTTACGAATAGCTCTAATCTTGTTTTCTCTTTTCCAGTGGCTGCTCCTGCTGGTAGTGTTAACCGATCGGACCGTACTGCGATCCAACAGTTGGAACATTACCTATCTTTTAAGCGTCATTGGTGTGAGCATAACCCAAGTATTACTGTGTACGTGAGGGAACATGAGTGGCTTGAAGTTGGTGCATGGGTGTATAAACATCTGGATGAAATTGGTGGAGTCTCTTTCCTACCTCACAATGATCACGTATATCAACAAGCGCCATACCAGGATATCTCGGAGGAAAAGTATAATGAACTTCGAACATCGTTCCCAAAGATACCTTGGGTAGAGTTTGATAACTATGAGACGAATGAAGACACTACGAATGGTGCCCAAGAGTTCGCCTGTACTTCGGGGAGTTGTGACATCTTATGAGCGACGCAGATCGCGGTGGAGCGTAGCGACATGATAGTGTTCCAGTTTATTCATGGTTTAGCTTTTGGTATTGAATATGTAGAAGATGAGCAGATGGGATTTATTGGTTGTCTGGATCTCGGAGTCCTGCGGATTTTGTGGTATAAAGATGTAGTTGAAGTATAAAAAAGGCCGCCTTAAGGGCGGCTTTCTTTTAACTGGAGAATTTATTTTGAAGATCAGTGATTACCTGTTGTATATCCGAAACTACCGACGTAACCGTAGGGCTTGGATCAACTGGTTGGGTTACTATCCCAGTAGATACAGTCGTAGTGTTTGGTGGGCTTTCCACGAGCACTTGTGTATTGAAAAGGGCTTGTTCCGAGAGCCTTCGTCTCGTTAATCCATCTACTACTACACCCCCCGCATGATTCCACTTAGGAAACTCAGCACTAGCGCCAGATACATCTCCCACATTGAGCTTCCGGAGAAGGGTGCTGGATTGAAAGTTAGCGCTTCCCAGATTGAATACGAAATCCACCAATGCATCAAATTGATTCTGATTGAGTTGCACAGTAACTACACGGTTGACAACATACTCAGCTCCTTCGATGTTGCTCGCGAGATCATTCTGAGCCTGTTGAAAACTAATGGTACTACCAGGAACAACTCCGTGAGTATTCCCATAACCATTAGTCCATACACCGGCTACATCCTGGTAAGCCGTCAGGGACAAACCCTCGAATTGCTCTGTGAGCTTAAAACCGTTCGGGCTATAAGTTAGATTGTTGGTATTCATTTAAGTCCTTGTGCGCGTTGATAACGTTCTGCACCAGCTAGGCCACTAGCCATACCGGCTTCACGTTGTTCAATGTTGAGATGCTTGTTAACTCCCATATGAGTAGCTAGTTTATTAGCTAGTTCAGTAGGATCTCCTCCAGCCTGGTAATACCTATTCGCATAATCATGCATAGCTTGTTGGGTAAGACTACCAGAATCGGAATCACTTAAAGCCCGTTTAATAATCTCAGACTTCACTGTTTCCAGTTGTTGATTCTGTTCAGCACCAACTGTAGCCTGCAGACGCATCTTACTTTCGTCCAGCGGACGGAATGAGAAGTTCCGTTTCATCTGATCAGTGGGTGTGCGGTTAGCTACCAGATTCCCGGTGTGGGGATCATAGTAATTACCATTCTTATCCGTATACGCCATATTCTCCATAACCCCTTTCATAGAGTTAGGTAATGCATCATACAGAGCCGCTTTCGCATTCTGCTTGTTGGGATGTTCTGCTAGAGTCGCTACAGAACCCACCACCTTTGCCACAGGACTACCTTCTGGCAAAAGAGTCCCTAGAGGATCGTCAGGAATGTCATCCGCATGAGACAGAGATCCTGTCATATCAATACCAAGACCCGATGTCATCCCAAAATTCAGAGCATCTGCAAGACCCTTATTCACTCCATGAAGCGAATGCAATAGGATTTGATCCAAGTTGGTCGGTTGCTGCATTAAGCCTTGTTTGGTGGCCCATGTGGTAAGTTGCCCCAACAGACCATTGGCAATGTTGTATCCAATAAAACCACGAACTCCTGAAGCAGCAATACTAGTTGCAAGCATTGTTACCATCGGACCTACCTTGCCTTGACCAAACATCTTACCTGCAGTGGCTGCTTGGCTGATCTGATTCATCTTGAAGGTCGTCAACATCCGGGTAAGATCACCCAGGAAACCCATCTTGTTAAACATGGGTGCTGCTGCCTCTCGACTATAGTCCGCCATTACTTTTTGTACAGCATTGTGGGCGGTACCAAAGATCTCCTTATCAGACATCTGATCACCAACAGTATCCTTCAGCATATGGGCATAATACATATACGTAAATGCCCGAGTACCTGATTCAGGAACAGTCACATTAATGTGAAGAGCATTACCCAGTTTGGATGGTTGATGTGCAATGGTACCCATATTAAACTGACTAGTATTGAAGCTATCATTAGCTCGTGCATACTCATTCGCTGCTCGTACAAATGGATCACTAATGGGTTGTTTGGTTGCCAGGGATTGCAACATATCTTTATTCGACATCAAAGATTTGAAGATCGACAAGACACTAGCTTTACCAAAAGCAGCACCATCAGCTCGCATTACACTATTCACCATTGGAATACCAAAGATCGGTTGAAGTAGTGTAACAAGACTATGACTGAACTTCCCGAGACCAACAAACATATTAAGCAAACCAGTCTTGGTAAAGTTAGCCATCTGTCGCATTTGGGTAGGACCTACACCAGTCACTTCAGCAATACCATTTACCATACTGTTGGTAAACTTATTCAGATCACCTAGGTTCCGATGCATCTGGTTGTCCAGATAGTCTTGACTAACAGCCTTAGCATTGGGTGCATCTACAGTAGGATCCTTAATGAAGTTCTCAGCCTTGCTGATAGCTTGTTGAAACTCACTCCAGCGATTCACGGAATCTAGATACTTCAACTGTTGTTTCCCACCATCGATTGCATTCTGTTGCATCGACTGCCAAAGTTTACTTCCCTCTGCCCCACCAACGGTATTTTCCGGATTAGATTTAAACTTACCCCGGTTAGCCATCTGGCTCAGTTTGTTAGTGCTGGCCATCTGGGTATCATGGTACGCCTGTACAATCCGATCAATATCTGCATTGGTCTTGGACAGTTCATTCAGGATGTTCATGAAGCCATTGAAGGTATGATCATCTACACTACCCTTACGGAGTATTGGTTTACCCATATCCAGATTCTCTCCATCCGGATGTAGTTCCTGAAACCGCTTAGCAATAACTCCAAGGGCAGTACGATTGTTATGTCCAAGTACTGCTACCACTCGACCTTCACTATCCTTTACAATCTGCTTAAAATCTCCAGTAAAATAACCAGCGATGTGGGCAATACGAGGTGTTACCGGGGGCAACCCGGCTGCTTGTCTTCCCGTATTAAATTTGGTAAAGGCTTCCTTCTGTAGTTCCAAACTACGCTGGTAGTACTTGATCTGTTCATCTGTGAATCCGCGATTCTTCAATTCAGACGGAGTAAACTCACGAGTACCTTCATTAGCTTCCATCAGAGTACGGATCTCAGTGAAGTGATCCAGAGGCATATCCTTGATCATCTGACCCAGCCCGGTCTGTTTATTCAACAGATTTTCCCTAGCCCACTTGTCCGCAGAGCGGAAAGCCTTCGCTACAGAGTCGGTAGTATATTTTACCAGTGGATGTCGACTAAAATCAGACAACATCAACCCACCCTGCAGAACGTTATTCCGAAGGAAGTTACCTACCTTACTATCTGATAGATCAGTAGCTTGGTTAAATTGTGCTTTCAGTTCTTCTGGACTAAGATCATCTTGTGCATGGGGATTCAGAGAATCTACAGCATTCCTCATACCCGGGATCTTACCTAGTTGATCCATCGGCTTCTCATTGACGGTCTGTGACCAGTCTCGATTAGCTTCCCGGTTAACAAAGTTCTTGATACCTTGCTGCGCGATCTTGGCAAAAGAATCCAGATTACGACTAGCAGGAATCATGCGATCAAGTGTTTTGAATACTACACCATGTAGTCCCTTTAGCACAGCACCGATACTCTTAAACATCTCTGGAAGATTACCAAAGGTAAACATATTAACCACACCGTCCTTTTCATAAGGCAGACGGGGATCCTTAGGCATTTGCTTACCAATATTTTCCTGGGATTTTTCCAAGGTTCGTTGTGCTTGTGCGAGTGCATCTCTCATACCAGGAGGGGCTACACCCCCCGCTTGATCAATAGATGCTTGAAGACGATTAACTCGATCTTGATTAGCTTTAACAATTGGATGATCTGCTACCATCCGAGATTTTGATTCATCGGCAGCAGCTTCCACAAACTTCTTGGCAATGGTTGCTCGATCAAATAAACCACCTTGATCATCTCGTACAGTATCCAGATAGCGACTATATGCTCCCTCCATATCTTCAGGCAACGGAAATCTAGTACCATCTTTTGCTGCAAGATTCTGAACTGTCTCCGCAAATTCATCAGGATTTAAACTACGCGGTGTTTCATTAGGACCAAATTGATCAAATGTACGTTGGTCAATTGGATTAAACATATCCAACTGCTCAGGAGATTGTCGGGACATATCATCCATACGCCGTTGTGTCGCATCCCGATATGGAGCAACTTCCTCATGTTGTTGGGGAGTCCCGGCTTCACCTTCACGATTTACTTGGAATATATCAGGTGTTTGTGCTTGGGTAAAATCTAGTTGACCCTGACGAAGGTTAGTCGGATTTCTCGGATTGAATGGTTGTTGATAGTCCTCAGATAACCGATTAGGATTAAATGGACTAGCTTGACCTTCTGTTCCTTGAGGAAATAATTCCCCTTGGCCTTGTAATTGGGCCAATCCGGCATTACGTTGGGCTTGTTCTAATCCAGCTTGTTGACCTTGTAATGCCATCTGTTCTTGGGTATTACCAAGATTGGTCGAAGCCACCCCTTGGCGATCTACAGTGATAGGTGGACGTTGTGGACCCATATTAGGTTCCACCGGTTGCATGATCCCCCGAGCAAATGCCTGAGCATTGGGAATCTGTGGACCTTCATTAGCACCCATATTACCTGGGAACATTTGTTGAGGGCCTTCATTTGGTCCCATGTTTGGAGGAAATGATGGACGTGCTGGGGCCGGAGGACCGGCGTTGGGTCCCATGAAGGCTTCGGCACGACGTTGAGCAGCATCTGCCAGTAATTGTTCAGTAGTCGGTTCTTGTCCTTGGAATACAGCACGTCCCTGACTATCTACAATAATAGAACGCCGTGGACCAAAATCTGCGGCATTACGAGGAGGTCCCGTAAACTGATTTGCACTAGGAGCGGCTGCATCATCACCAGCTAGTTTAGCAGCAGCCTCCGCAGGAGCACCAGCACCTTCGGCTACTATACCACCTCCTCTATGTAGGAAGGGTGTGGCTAGTTCGGCTAATTGCAAAGCTGGTTTAGCAACTGCTTGTTGACTTGGACTCAGTGTTTGAGCAGCACTGAACGGAGAACCAGCAGTACCAGCAGCAGCTAGCTGACCTGGTAGAGTATTTCCAATATAGTTCATAGCTTCATTAGGAAGCTGATATCCTGCTGTATCCTGGACTCCAGATGTATCAATACCGGCTTTATTCAAACCTGCTTCAGCAGAGAATTGTCCGTAGTTCTTTTGAACATTCTCAACAGTCTTGGCCAGGTTCGCTGCTAAAGGTTGACCTTCAAGAGCCCGACCGGTGGCTCCAATAGCTCCGGCACCAAGGATAGCCGGAGTTTCAATCCCTGCTACAGCCAGATTTGCTGCTTGTAGACCAAGCCCTTTGATGTTGTTCCAGAGACTGTTCTTATCATCTGCTGGGGCTTTATACATCTGTTTCAACTGATCATCTGTTAGAGACGAGAGATCACCACCCCCTTGTTGTTGAGGAGCTTGGGGTTGTTGTTGTTGGGTAGCCTGTTGGGTATTCTGATTAAAGTTGTGGGCATATGCTAGAGTCTCCGTAGGGAGATCTGCAGGGTTAGCTCCATTCTCTAACCATTTATCCGTACGACCTGGACCCATATTATAAGCAATAGCAGCGGTTGTGGGATCCTTGTAGTGTTGTGACAAGGCCAAGAAATAGTCACGGCCCATGCGGGCCGTGTCTTCAGGTGAACCATCAGAAGGTCGTACACCAAATCCCGGATCCCCGGCAGTAGCCGGTTCTACTTGCATAGAACCAGTAGCCCCCTTGGGACTGGTAATGGTGGACTTATCAGAAGCCCCACCAGTCTCTTGTTTAGTAATAGAATACAACTGAGTGAGTTGATCATTACTGAGTTGAGAAAGATCTGCCATGTGTTACCTTATTTAAGAAGACCACGTCTACGCATTTCCGCTTCAATAGCATTTTGATCAGGAGCCGTAGGGGCGGGTTGATTCCCCGTTGGTGCTTGGGTACCCCCACCTCCACCTGTTGTTGGTACCGGAGGTACAGTTGACGGAGCATTGGTACCAGTAATACCTTGTTGGAACAGAGAGGTCTGTCGAATCTGCTGAATTGTTTGATTAATGTTGTTAAGCATTGCACGATCACTAGCAGGATCTTTGGAGGTACCATTGGTAAGTCTAGTGTAAAGTTGTTGCTGAAGAGCTGCCAAAGGTGCCGTTGCTTGTTTAACTTGCGCTTGGATATTAGCCACATCCACACGACCACCAACCAGTTCCTTGGTAGCTTGGATATGACCCGCTGCACCAATACCAGCAACATTTTCTTCACCAGCAACTTTTTGACCAGTGAGGGCAGATTCCTGAATAAACTGGGCCGAAGACTTGGCCATTGCATCAGCCGCTTGACGAAGGGTCGCTGGATCACCAGAAGCTAGGGGACCCAGCGTGGTGGGATCTATATTATTTGATTGCAGTAGTTGGGCCATAGCAGCCGGTCTAGCAGGAGCGGGGACGTTATCCATATATGCTGCCGCTTGTCCCGCCAGTTGACCTACTTGACCAAGTTTCTGCGCTTGATCTGCTGTCATCTTCAACTGATTACCAGCAACTGCTGCTTGTGCTCCACTGGGTTCAGCAGCCTGAGCAATATTCCCAGCAGCATTCGAGGTCTTAGCCAGGCCTTGTTCATTACTAGTCTGAGCTTGAGTAAATTGATTAGCTAGTGTTGGTTTTGCAATTTCAGCACCAATTGTACCCTGTGCTACTGCAGCTTTAGCAGCCTCTTGTTGATTGGCATAATCATTCTGGATACCCGCTTGTTGTGCTGCATATGCCGGTCCCACTACATCTGCCAAAGTAGACATATCATTTTGGTATGGCATAGATTAACTCCAAAGAGTTTGAAGACCCTGGAAAGCATTCTTACCAAAGTTAGTTAGACCTTGTTGTGCTTGAGGGGTAGAGAAGTTAGCAAACAATCCATTTAGAGCCGATGCACCAGCCGTATTCTGAGCAGCATTGGCATAGTTACTTCCACCAAGAGCTTGTGCTTGAGCTTGGGCGAGGGCAGCAGCCAATTGTACACCTTGGGGTCCAGCTTCAGCATTCTTACCTTGTGCAGCATATTGCCGGGCAATATTACTTTGCATCTGTTGTGCATAAGCACCGGTCGGACTAAAAATCTGATTAATGGAATTCCGATAGTTATTTGCTGCATTCTGTTTGGCGAATTGTTGATATGCATTCAGTCCGGTATTTAGGAGTTTCATATCCGTACCAGTATCACCAAAGATACTACCAAGGGTTCCCGATTGTCCAGCATCCGCAACAGAACCGGCAGTACCTTGTCCCATTGCACCAAACTGTACACCCGGATTTACATCCTGCCCAGTCTGAGCAATTAAAGCTCCTTGTGGAGATCCACCAGCCACTGAGGTCGGACCATACATCGAAGCCAAAGAACCCTGTGGGGCAGCACCCTGAGCACCAGCATCAGTAAATTGAGCACCTCCGGTCTGATCAAATCCCATAGGAGAGCCGGTCCCTTCGGTACCAACTGCTCCCGTATTGGACAGTGAACCGACCGCATTCCCCGCAGTGGGACTAGATACACCAGCCGCGCCTGCTGTCGGAGTAGTTTGCCCCATAGCAGTGGGTACAGGAGAAGCTGAGGTAAGACCTCCTGGTCCACTGGTACCATTCATAACACCATTAAGGTCGGCACTAGAACCCGTACCCCCCAAACCAAGACCAGTACCGGTAGGAGTCCCACCGAGACCCGAAAGATAACCGAGACCAGATCCTACACCGGATAGACTAGAGCCGCCAGCAACACCTAATCCACCAGCTCCAATACTACCAGCAGCATTACCAATAGCTGTACCAGTACCGGCTGCTGGACCAAATAAGGCAGCACCACCAGCACCCTGTTCTACATCACCAAGGGTGGAGGCACCTTGTTGGGTAGTACTCAAAGCGCCCCCATCCGCCCCAGCAGTAGGGCCAAGTAGACCACCAGCCCAATTACCAAGAGCAGAGGCCCCACCCGAGATAGCACCAGATTCCAGTGCCGACCCGAAGTTGTGGGTTTGTGCATAGTTTCCGACAGCACCCCCTAGCCCTGCACCAATAGCTGTACCAATACCTGGGGCAATGATCGTACCCGCAATACTACCCAGAATAGGAAGGGCGTCATCAATAATTCCACACATTACTGGATCTCCTTCACAAAGATATAACCCTTCATATCAAATCCCAATTTATTAAATAGTTTAGGGGCTTTATCAGTATTGATGCCCGTATTGTGCAAGATTACCATTTCTTCTGCACCATTCTCTTTTGACCAGTTGTAAGCTGCATTGAGTAATCGTACGACTAGAGATCCACCACGATATTCAGGAGCTATATATAGACATCGATCTCCTGACCATTTAGTTCCCGAGAAGAATTCCTGGGTCATAGTCATTAAGATAAATCCCCGATACTCTGAATCAAAAGCAATAAAATGCCGATCGGGAGACGCTAGGGTATTATCAAGAGCTTGCCAGCAACGGAGTTCATCATATGGTTGATGAGCAAAACGAGATTCTTGGTGGAGTTGTCGACCTAATTCCATAATTCGTTCAGCATCTTCTCGTGTCAAGATCGTTTTAATCATGTACTCACCAGAAAAGTAAAAGCTCCGTTTTGCGGGGTAGTTGTATTTCGAGCTACCAGATGAAAGGTAACAAACCCAGTCGAGGATAAATCAATCCAGTCAACTACAATACCATTTGTGTTTGAGGTTGCCATAGCTCCAATTGCTGGTAGAGCGGTGGATAATCCGGTAGTCAAAGTGTAAACCCCGGCAGATGGGTTTGTGATGGACCAACCAGAAGGCCCACCAGTTAGGGTACCACCAGCCGATACATATCCCTTTCCAGTCATGTGATAAGCAAAACCAGTACCAGGAGATACACCAGAAGCAGTCCCTCCTTGAATCTGGGTTAACTCATTGTGATTACGAGATTGAATACTAGCAATATCAGAACCAGAAAAACTCAAAGCTGTAAAAGGATATCCAGTTTGATTCAAGACATTGGTTAACTGGGTATACCACTCAAGCCAATAATAACTACCATTAGGAGAGTTGAGTGGTGGCGGAGGGATTCCTGCAGACATTAGCGCCTCACTTCTTGGATGATATCTAATTCAAAAGATTCCATTCGAAGAGGAAAGGGTTGAATATAGATAAATTGGAAAGCCCTTCTCCGTGTATAACCTAGTTGAGTTATCGTAGAATAACCACCACTTAAATTTAGAATTGTTCCAGGAGTAAAGGTATTATAATCATCATCCGTCCATGATACAGTTATCGGTACAGGTACATCATTATCGGGACCATCGGCTACAAGAGATAGCCGGAAAATTCGTTTGCGCATCACTGTATCGAAATCAATCTTACTAGTAACTACTAGACATTCAAAATTTCCACCCCCATCCGTATAATTGGATGGACTCAAAATCCAGGCTTGTCCGGCATTATTTTGACTGATTAGTAGAGGAGAACCATTTCCAGAATCTGCAGCATAGTCAAATACAAAACCTGACAAAACATTATTGCTCATCGATCCCCATTCATGCCACATCTGTTCTTCAAAATCGTAGACAAAAGTTCTTTGGTTTGTCTTAAGATTAAGGACATACCATTTGTGTCCCGAACATTGGATCGTGAACGCGGTAGCATTTACAATACCCGTCCCCTCCAAATCCAGAGCCTCACGGACTGGTTCAGTTGCAATTTCTGTCGGCTGGAATCCATTAATGACCCATACGGTCCTACCACCGTTTGCAGTCTGGCCCACCAGGATCAATTCCATTTCCGTTTGATTAATTGTCTGCATAGCAGGACAACCCAACTGGGAGACGGCTGGTGCATTTCTATTTAGTGGACTGCCCGTTGCGTTGGCGTTATCGTAGAACCACTCGATGGATTCTCCACCGATTGCAGCAATGTAGTTCTGTACTTTTGCTAATCCAACTAAGTTATCTGGGAACATTTCTGCACTGATGAACCCATCGATGGGCCAGGTTGTGGCGTCATTCAGATTACTATTTATGATATCCTGACTGCCCGCCTGACCTAGAAAAATATATCCATCCAAGAAGACTGGTCGTGGAATATGTGGGCTAGGAAAATTAGCATCGGTAATCAGGGTAACAACATTTCCAACTGTAATTGTATATCCATGAGTGCCATCACACAGAAAAATATAGTCAGATACAGGTGTACGAAATTCTGTGAATCCGACAGGACCACTTCCGGTGGTAAGGAAAGCAATAGCGGTCGAATTAGAATAAAGTACATTACCAACAACAGATAAATAATTTCCGTTTGTTTGCCAATAAAAAGTTCCTCGGCCTTGACCTGCGCCGAGCGTAAATAAAGCACTCGTCCCTGGACGTTTCTTAAGAAAATATTTCTTTCCATCCGTAACAGGAGCTTTAATCATCTCCGGATACATATTCACAAAACGTTGATCTTTTGTAGCTGTACCATCCCGTTGTTGGGGAGATCCAATAAAAGAAAAACGCTGTGTATGTAATTGTGTGAAATAAGGATTAGTAGCGATGACATCTCTCCATCGCGCTGCTTGCGCTCTTAGTAGCCATTTGGATTATCCGAACCCATGCCCATAACAACCCAATCCGGTTGAATAAATAAACCACCCTCTTCTGTACCGAAGGAAAGAGCATTCTGTATTAAAGAATTTGCAGTCTCATTTAATTTATCTTGCTCACTCAAAGGAAGACCAAATTCAGGAGAGAGTCTGTGTGCTAGAGAATAAATCAACGGTTCTAGCCAGATCTGAGGAAAATCGGGTGTATCCGTAGTCTGATCAAATTGATCAAAGGGTCGTTGATAGACAATAAAGATTGATCGATTTGTTGCCGTATATTGATCAGGAGCAGGCCAAATAGTAATCACACCAGTCTGATTCAATGGTTGATACCACAAGTGGACAGGATATCCTTGATTAATCTTGGTACTCAATAGATTGTAATTATACTGAGTATAAATATTTAATGGGATATCTGTATTACTAATATTATCTCGACTCCATCCCTGGGTAATCTTAAGTGGAGCGGGAATAATAAGATTTGTTTGAACACCTGTAGTTAATCCGACCGGATATGTTATAACACCTTGGGTCGGAGTAAAAGAGGTCGTAGTCATTGCCCAGACGGGCATACCCATTGCATATAAACTAAACACCACATTATTCAGTGCTTCATTAGCATTGATAATTTGGGTAGGAGTGGCAGTAGCTCCATCGACGGCTACACCAATCTTTCGGAAAGCAGCATTAACAATAGCTGCTTGATTCATTGTCCAGGTGGTATCTCCAGATACTGCCATCATAATTCCTATTAAGTAAGTTCGAGGGTACCACTCAATACCAGATTATATCCGGTAACACCAGGATAACCTCCATTATAGAATGTTGTAAAGATTGCGGTTGAATTATTTGCACTACCGCTTATTGAACCACCGGTAGTTGTCTCACGTCCCGATAATGCCCCAGTACATGCAAATGGTAAAGAAATATCCAAAGCATTTGTCCCACTACCGGCATTACTAATATTAACCGTGATAAATAAATCAATAAACTGGCCACGACGACTATAAAGTCCAGTAGAAGTAAATCCCCCAAGAGTACCACTAGCGGCCACGACGTTTACAGAATAAATATTCTGCAGCATATCCCAGAACCGAGATGTAGTTCCACTAGAAATGTTTTCGGTTGTAAGAATTGCAGTATTAACTACTGGTGAGTTATCTTTAAAAATATTTGCCGTACCATTATTTTCATAGCAAATATAATGCACTTGATTCGTGAAATCAACTACTGTGTTATTTTGTACCGTGTTTTGAGTCGCATTAATCCCAGTACCTTGAGTAACAATAAAGGCTGCATGCGGTTCTCCTGCCAATTGATTCTGACACGGATCGAGTACATGATTTCCTTGGATTGTACAACCAAGACAATATGCAGAAGAGGATGTTGAGGTAAGATCAACACCAGCTTTTCCACTATTTTCAATATGATTATTCGCTACAACACAGGACAAAGCATTAGCCGCAGTTGCATCAATAGTAATACCAAAATCATGATGTCCTGTTTGGCAATACACTGTATTATCCAGGATACTAATGTGGCTTGAATCCGTGGTAGCAATACCTTCCAGGGTATTTGGAAGTACGGTATTGTTTTTAACCGTTGTATAAGATTCGAATTGTACTCCAATACAGAATCCAATACTAGCAGTAGTGCGTTTACAATAATTATCATAAATGGAATTATTGGTTCCATTTTGAGTTCCAATCGTAGAATTAGTATCGGAACTTACCGAATAACATTCATTACCAAAAATCTCTACATAATTAGAAGCACCATTAAAAATTGCACAGGTACCATTATCTAATACTGAATTCGAGAAGATTCTGGTACCAGTACAGGTATTCGTCTGAATACCAATTCCACCACAATTAGTAATAGTTACAAATGATAAATCAGAATAATTATCATTAGTAATAAAAATTGGAGAATCTGTTAGGGCAGAAGTTGCTTGAATAGTAAAATTACCATACTGACCACGAGATGTGGCATTCAATGTAATAAGGGGAGTCCCTGAACTTCGTCCGGTTGCGGGGACAAAAATCACGCCAGAACGGGATTGACCTAGCATACTATTACAACCAACGGGAACTGTAATACTAGAAATCTGATAGGTTCCATTTGGGATATATACTGATCCGCCAGCATTCAATGCTTTCTGAAAAGCTAATGTACTATCCGTAGCTCCAGTGGGGTCCGCGCCAAACGAAAGTACAGATCCTGCTAATCCTTGAACAGCATTGTTTACAAAATTAAGCCATGTCGCAGTTACCGGAGTAACATAATCAACAAAGGTGACATTGGTTGGACTATTGGCCACTATTTACTCCATTGATTTTTTCATATGTACGCATACCACCCAAACCGAGCATACCAATAAGTAGTGGCATCATTTCACTGAGATCAGCTTTTTGCATCACAACCGGATGTCCCACTACCGTAGTCAAGAAGGAAAGCACAGAAATTCCAATATAGTTCCAACCAAGACCGGTACCACAAATCCAGCCAATAAAGGGCCGCCATCCAGCAACAAATAAACTATTACTAGATGCTTCAGCCTTATCAGTATCTGTTTGTTGTTGAGTCGTAGCTAACTGTGCATCAATTTGTTTAAATTCTTCATTTTGTGCAAGTTGTGCTACTGCCAATTGAGCTTGAACTTTCTGCTCTGCAGTCATAGGTGTTGGGATAATCTTGTCTACAATGTCCAAGATAGGTCCCGCGACAAGATCAAGAATACCCATAATTAACCTTTGTGAAAGAATTTAAATGCACTGAAGAAAACACCAATACATGAAATAGCAAACCAGACTGCTCCAATAAAACCTTTATACCGATTCATATTCTCATCGATAGATTTTACATGAGCTAAGATCTTGGTGATTGTTTCCCGGTCATCTTTGCGTGCTTGCTCCAGGGCGGCAACGCGTTCGTGTAGTTCGGTCATAGTGATTATTATTAGTCTAAAGTTACAGTACTAAGAAAGTTCCCATTCATTAACAATAACAATCCCGTCGACATGAGTGCTATCTGTAATGAAGTAGGTTCATCTGGAATTTCAGGGGCCGTGACGGGGAGACCATTAGGAAATCCCAAGGAGGGCCGCATACAACCTGCTACGCCCCAGCCAGTAATACCACTCGATCCCATTGCTGTACAGAAGGGATATTGTGGATATTTAGGGGCATCAGACAGAGTAAAAGATGACTGATAAGCAAATGGCACATTAATGCGCTCTTGTCTTGCTCTTAAAAAATCCATAGGATGACGATTCTCATAATCATCTGGACATACCAGAAGACCATCCCATCGTTTCATAATTTCACCGGATTTGATCTTTCTATCACAGATCATACACCGGATGTTCCACTCACCTTCTTTATAATAGTTACGTGGCATTGTGAGTTACCTCACGCGACGGGCTCGGAGCATTCCGTATGCCGATTCCGTCGATACCGAAAACCCTGCCTGCACGACAAGAAAAATCGTCGTCGTCGAGGCAAACGACTTTCTGATCATGGGCGTGAGCACGCCCAGGCCGCTCGCGTTTCCTGTCGTCGTTCCGAACGGAGTCGAAGCGTAGTCCGGTGCAATATTGTAGTTCGGCACATTCAGGTCCAGCGTTCCGGTCGTCTGCGATACCGAAGCCGCACGGTAGACGCCCACCGTAGACGCGCCGCCCGTGAAATACGCATCGCCCTGCACTTCCCAGTCGCCCGCCGTCAGGGAAATCGAAGTGATATTGACGGGTGTGCCGCTGGTCAAGGCCACTGCTGAGCCTGCAACGACAATCGACGAAATGAACTCGCCCACACTGCCGGCCTGAGCATTATCGGCTGCCGTCGTACCGGCAATACCCACAGTACTGGTCGGCGAGATGAGGCCTGAGGCACTGATGGTAGTGGCATGAACGGCAGCGGGGGTTGTCGTACCATACGCCGGGGGTGCTGCGAAACTATTGCCAACAAATGCCGTCGTGGCCAGTTGGGTCGTAGACGTGCCCGTGGTGGCTGTAGGAGCCAACGGAGTACCGGTCAATGTAGGAGATGCCAGCGGAGCAAAAGAAGCTACAACAAAGGCGGTCGTAGCCACTGCCGTACTATTATTACCAGCGGTCTGTGTTACTGCGATAGTACCTGTAGGTAGTGTTGGAGTACCAGTAAAAGTCGGACTTGCTAATGGTGCATAAAAACTTGCCACATAAGCACCAGTTGCTATCTGGGTAGTATTAATAAGAGATCCTGCCGTTGGGGCCGTGGGAACTCCTGTCAATCCCAGATTATTGACAAAGACAGATAAAGGTAATCCGGTATCTGTCGTGCCATTCGTCACAGCATAAAACAGAGATGTGGTATTAGCACTAACCGTTTGCTGCGTCAGTTGGGTTACATTTTGATTAGCTGCCATAACAGACCTTATACAAGAAGAAGACTACCACCAGTCATCAATAAAAGAATTGCTGTTGTCATAAGAAGTAGATCTCCTTGCATGGCACCAGCAGTTGTTGAAACATATTCAGAGACACCTGGACCATCGACCACTGAAGGACCATCGGTAACACTAGGATCAATGGTAACTCCACTCATGCTACTTTCCAGACATCTGCCTGTCCATCCGTTACAACCATTTGGGCAGTAGAATTGTTAGATCCTTGTGTGAGAACTACACCTGTTCCTACCGTACCCCCAGCACCATTACTTAGCAACACAGTTACGGTAAAAGCCCCAGTAGTGTTATTAGCAAAGATTGGACGGCGAGTTGTCGTTAATGAAGGGCCGCCAGCAATCACAATAGTCATATTACTGGTAAGTGTTCCAAAGATCGGTACAAAACGTTCACCCGGAGGAATTTCTCCAGAGGTTGTTTGGAGACCATTAGTATAACCAGTACCACCATAGACCACAGCTAGTGTCAAAACCGACCCACTATTGACTGATGTTACTCGAACCACTGCATCATAATTACCAGTTTGGGCGACCAAAAGATCTCCAACCACATAATTATTTCCCCCAGAAACCACAGTAGCAATACCAGTGATAACACCACCAGAGGAGAGAATTGCAAAGGTACAGCCAGATCCAAGAGTTGCTTGATTATATACCCCTCCGGTTACACCTGTTAGCGGAAGGGTAGATCGAATATATTCGAGTTGTGTATTTACATAGGCCGTTGTGGCAACAGCTTGATTTGTATTTGAACTAGGAGGTTGAAATCCGACTCCTGCACCAGATACACCTGTAACGAGAGAGACGGCTGTAGTCATGATGATTAACCCTGACCAGACGACGAAATAATGTTAATGGTTACAGAGCCAGTGCCGGCTGTAACGTTAAGGCGCATAGCACGAATTGGGAAGGCATAGTTACCATCCATACTCGTAGTAGCACCAACTACAAATGCATGATTAAACCAAACGGGTGTAATCAAGGGATTATAAATATCGTCAAAAGTATGCTGCACTGAATACGTCACCGAACCAGTAACCTCACACCCAAAACCAATATTAAAATTCTGTGCCCGAAAATCCATCGGGATAGTTGGGGAAGTCCCAACTCCAGTTACTGTTTCCGTAACGGGACGCATTAAGTATCTCCAAGTGAAACAGCCTCCGAAGAGGCTGCCAGATTAACGAACGTAATCAATAATGCAATAGAACGGTCCACCAGTCGTGGAAGCCGTACCGGTTTCGGCATACGTTGCATAAATGATGATATCACCAGATGTCTGGACTGCCGGAGGCCGCTCCAGATTGAAAGTACCCGTCAGGATATTCACGGTGGAATTCATCAAATACGTACCAGTAACCAAAACGTTTTGTGAACCAAAAGCAAACGTCTGTCCAGTCGGACCCACACCTTGGCCGGTAAGCGTTACCGTTGCAGTCGTCGTTGCATTCGAGGCCGTCTGGATAAACCAGGTAAAGCCAACGATGGTTGCATCAGCAGGAAGTACCGCTACTTTAATAGCAGTCGTATTCGTGCGAAGAACCTGGAACGGAACTACAAGGCGAGACTTACGAACGGGATTCTGTGCGTCCGGATAACTGGGGTTAAGCGAAATCAGATCCGCTACATTCTTAATACCCATTTAAATCTCCAGAAGAAGCAGCCCCGAAGAGCTGCGATTTATCACACACCCGGTGAAGCATAGATGCAACGAGGATCAGTCCAACCAAAGCTGTAACGCGAGGTTGCTTTGAAACGGGCGTTTTCAGTATCGAAATCGTTATCCATTTCAAATTCATCACCACGACGTTCAAACATCTTCAGACCGTTCTTCACGTCCGTGCGGATGAACCATGCAAGCGGGTTGGTGAAGTAGTGGTTGAGGATGATGCCCTTCGGGAAACGACCAGTTTCTTTCAGTGCATTGACATCGTTCAGGTTACTCGAAACACGACGTTCCGTCTTCAGGATACGCTCAGCTTCGAATTCAAGTTGAATCGGAAGAATCAGCGATTCCGGACGAACTGCAATACGCAGACCACGGTCATTCGTGAAGTTGGCGATATCGATACATGCTTGTTCCAGAGCAGCTTCGCTCAGGTCAGCAGCAGTCGCGATCTGGTTGGAGAACGTGCCACCAGCAAACAGGGGGTGAGCCGAGTTTACCATCGAGACATTATCACCACCAACATACGATGCATTGAATGCACGGTTGTACACGTTAGCACCGTTGACTTCCTTCGTCTGACGAACCGAGAAAGCAAGACCTTGTGCCTTACGCTGACCAACTACATCATATTGATCATCTTCCATGATTTCTCGGGTGATAATAAACCCGATAGCATAGACGATGTGAGTGTAGCGAGTCGTGAAGGTTTGGGTTTCACCATCATACGTGATCGGCGAGCCTTCAGGCTTAACCGATGCCAGACCGAACGAAGAGATACCAACATCTTCTTCATACTGCTTCCGCGAAGTAAACTTCTCGAAGAGTTTATCCCATTCAACAGGATACTCATCGTAAGCCTTACCCCACCAGGCATTTACGCCAGGCCAAAGAGCTTTTGCAAAGCTCGAACTATTGATAATACTTGCCATTTTCTATTCTCCTTAGACGCCAGCAGTACCAGTACCACCAGAGTATTGATGATTGTTCAAACTCACCAAGATCTTGTAGTTCGTGGAAGTGATATCATTATCGACTCGTTGTACAGCGCCCATTACCTTAACCTGGTTAGTAGCCGATGTACCATAGGCGCTCACAAACTGACCAGAAACACCAGTCACAGTAGAACCACCATTGTCAGTAACAACACCATTGCTGTTCAAATCAGTCGGACTTGCAGCCGCGCCTGATTGGACTTCGAAAATGACCGTCGGATCGTCAACTACCAAAACATAGATAGCAGTCGATGCTAGACGATATTGGGGGCTGTTGAGGTTAAGCGGGTTAATCATAAAACCAACTGCTACACCAACAACCGGGTTAGACGCACCAATAGTTGCTTTAGTAACACCCTGGGTACCACCAACGTTACCTTGATAGGCAACAGCACCAGGTTGATCAGTTACTGCAGCAAGTGTTACGAGGTCACCCTTGAAGATCGGAGTTGCATCACCAGTACCAGTAACATACCGACGAACTTGTCCATTCCAAGGAGAACCATCGAAGTGCAGAACGGGCGTGAACCCGTTAATACGACTTACGTTAGCCATTTATAAATCTCCAAAAATAATTTACAGTGATGGCTGAGTAAGGTTAAATCCGTCGACCAGAGCGATCAATTTCAATTTTACCATATTCGCCATCGTTACGATTCGGATGCATTGTCTCTTCGGTGGAGCGATTGATCTCTTCATAATAGTCCTGGATTTCCTGGAATTCTTCCTTAGAAATCTTCATAACATATGCTTTAAGACCATTCCCACCATCTACGATTGCGGAAGCAAGAGAGCCAACTTCGGTAGCTTGTTCAGCCCGGAAGTTACCCGTATCTACTTCATCATTTGTACAGAGTTGCCATCCATGATATTTATACGTTGAGACATTACCTGGAGTATCATTAACCCAACGATATTCGAAGTTGGGATCTTTACCTTCCAGATGTAGCCTAGGACGTGCCCCAACAGGAGTACGTTTCGGACGAGCTCTCGTCACAGTTGATTCGTCTTGTGCGGTTTTACGGTTTACCATTGTATGATCCCTCTGGGGTTAGTTACGTTCTTTAACAGCTTTGAGCTGCTTGATATACTCTTCCTTGGTAAGAACCTTCTGGTTCACCAGAGTATTCATAATCGTTCTTTCGGTATCAGTCAACTCATAGGAATCATCTGATTTGCTTGCAGCAGGACGTCCACGGACTCCTTCAACAGCACCAGCACGTTCCCGATTAGGGTTGGTGAACTTCTCTTTAAAACGATCTTTGACTTCTTTTTCGAGAGCCTTAAGGACTTCTCGGGGGGACTTACCTTCTTCAGCAAGTTCGACACCACGGGCATCTGCCCAACCTCGCATACCCTTATTGGTTTCATACCAGGAGTTATTCGAGATCCAATTCTGCAGTTCAGGATGAACTTCTTGCGGAATTGCCTGTTGTACTGCTTGTTGTGAGGCTAGTCGTTGTTGATCTTTTACGAGATCCAACTTATCATCGATCTCTACAACTTTATCTGCGTCTCCTTCAGAGAGCGCTGTCTTCTTTTGTGCTTTCAGATCTGCAATAGCACGTTTGTATTCTACTTCAGCAATCTTGGAATTATGTTTCGCAAGTTCAGCCAAAGCACGGCGCATATCCTTCATTTCCTTGGATTGGGATTCAATCTTTCGGAAGAGTTCTCCACGACGGAGAAATTCACCAGCATCTACGAATCGTTCCGGATCACCATCAAACTCATCTTTAGGTACCCAACCCTGTTCCAGGGCTTCTTGTTGTACCGGAGTAAGTGCTTCACCTTCGATCTTAATGCCTTGTTCATTCTTGGGATCATTAGCCATTTTGAGTCTCCTCATGAATGCACAAGATGTCTTCGTCATTCAGAATAACAACGTAATCATCCTTGCGCGGATCTTCTTTTACTGCTTTACCACTATGACGAGCATAGGTAACGAGAGTACCTACTTTGACTGGAACTGCCAGATCATGCTTCTTTACATAATCCAGGAAGGCTGTAGGGCCTACATCCAGAACATAACCCTGATCAATCTGAGTATGAAGATATTTGGTTTCCTCAGTCTTTGCTTGAGCGAAGCCCAGTTCTTTCATCTTGATTGCCACATCGTCGTAGACTTCAATATCTACAGGTTGTACCACCAATCGGTGCAATACGGCTTTAATAGTCATTTTCTTGACTCTCCTCGTCTAAAATAGAATCTGCTCTCATGTTGAGCACTTCATTAATTCCAGCAAGGAGGCCCGCATTCCAGCGGTCATGTAGGGCATCTTTGCCAGCATTAAACTCTAGGTCCTGAAGGGCTGTATCACGTAGTGTCTTCAGGTATTCAAACACAGCAACAGTTACTTCTTCTTTGCGCCAGTCGGCGAAGATTTGGATTGGGCTGCTAATTTGGAAGTCTCCTTCTTCTGTTGGATGGTGGCCTTATGGGCTTCTTCACCATGCTGCAACTGAGCTTTATGATCTTCTTCGCCATGTTGCAACGTTTGTTGATGCATCTGGGCTTCCGCCTTATTCTTCATCAATTCACCCTGAATCTGGGCTTGTGTCTGGTGAAGTTGGGCTTGAGCACCAATCTGTGCTTCCTGTTGCTTGAACTGCATTTCCTGCTGATGTTCCTGAGCTTGCATAGCCATCTTCTGTTCAGCGCTACGTCCTTCCAGTTCCATCTTTTGTTGACCCATTACCATCTTAAGCTGAGCATCTTGTTGCTGAGCCTGAGCTTTCATCTGTAGTTCCTGCGCCTTCGGGTCAGGTGGCGGCGGAGGCATTTGACCTGTCTGTTGAACTGCCTGGTTGAACAACTGCTCATAATTCGGCTGTTCTTGTGCTTTAAGCACTCGTGTGATAACCTGTACAGGATCGAGTACTCCAATAGGCAACAGTTCAAGCAGACCCTGTGCTTTCTGCAGTTTCTCCTGCGCACTGACTGCATTGGGATCAGCCGCCGGGATAACTCGATACGTGGTTTCATCAAAATCATCTGGTCCAATAGGTTCGTTAACCACAGCACTATAGGTCTGGGGATTCAGATAAGTTGCATTTAACTTAAAGAGTTTACAGAACTCTTCGGCCAAAGCCCGATAGATCCGTTTATAGATCGCGGTGAAGACCTTCATTCCCTGCTCAACTGTGGCCATCGTTGTGGTAGCAGGAGTGTTCTGTCCAGGCATCTTACCAGTGAAGATATCAGCAACAGAAGCTAGTTCCTTACCAGAGGTAATGAGGGTGCCCATGAGGTTGAACAACACGGGGCTAGGCTCCTTGGTCGGGAGCGGGAAGATCTGTTTCTTCAGGTCATCTCCAACAGCATTTACCGCTTGCCATTGACCAGGCATAAAACGCATATCACCCATGCGCAGACGAAGACCCTTACCGATAAAACCAGATTGGAGGTTATTAAGTGTACCACTGTCGATCAATTGGTTGATGAGGGTGTTAACTGATTCATTAAGCGGGCCGAGAAGCATGCCAAAGCCGATGTCATAAAAACCCCCATCAGGGCTTGGGATGAACCCAAACTTGGTATAGTAATGAATAGGCTCAATCCCAGCCAGACTACCATCGTCGTTAAACAACATAGTGTTTTCATCAAAACGCGCGGTAATCCGGAGAACCTTACGAGTCTGCCTGTGAAAGGTAACAATATAAGGTTCAGCATACCCATCATCATCAAGATCGTAGTAACAATGCTGCTCAATGATTTCATAAGGAGTAGTGTCGTCATTACTAGGCATCCACTGAGTTTGTTTTGGATGTAAATCAAAAGGAATGCTCGGAGGAGCTCCCAGATCCACATCTTCACAAAACAACTTGCTCATCTTGCGTTGTTTGATCTGACGCTTGGTCATCGGGATCATTTCACTGACCCGTTCAGCATCACACAGATCGGTAGCCCAATAATTAACCACTACATTCTTGGGCATCAATACATGGCTGCAATTCTGTTTCTTGATAGGATCCCAATAGGTTTTCTTGAAGATAGTACCAACAATCGGGAGCATGATAAGGAGTTTATCCATACCTTCTTCCCAACCCTTCATCTGATGCATAATGTCATAAGACATGTAAGTACTAATACGATCAGCCTGATCTTGTTTAGCATCATCGGGATCTTTACCAATCACTTGCCCCAGTACAATTTTACCATCAGAAGGAACCAAGGTAGGATAAGCCCGAGCAGCAAACTGCATAGCAGCAGTCGAAAGGAGTGGGTACTTAACATTACTGGCTTTAGGCCAAGGATATGTCCGTTGTTCCTGAAGTTGCTGAGCCAGTTTAGTGTATTCATTGATCTTCCGTTCCCAGACATCTCGACTCATCAGATCAACTTCAAACCCCTCGGCACAATCATGGCCAATCTTCATCAAGGTCTGTTCATCCAGCTTTTCAGCGATGTTAACAGATTCGATGAAACCACGCAGACGTTGGTGAGGTTGTTGTTGATCTGGGTGAGGGATATCAGGCTGTTGCGGCTGCTGCGGCATCTGATTCATCTGTTGCTGTTGTTGGCCCGCTTGTTGAGCTACGTCAGCCAGATTGTACGGATCCTGGTTAGGATCAAAGCCCCCACCTTGGGAGCCAGCTTGCATCGCTTGCATAGCCCCACCGGGCGTTCCATTAATAGGCATAATCAGTATCCTGTACTTTCACATTGTCCTTGGTTGTTCATACCAGACTTTTCGTATTCTTCCTGGTATTCCTCTTCTTCAAGTTCTTTGACTGTAGGAGCTTCAATAATTACATCGAGCATCAAACCGAGATAACTAAAGGCATCAACCTGGTCATCATGCTTGTCCCGAGGAAAGCGCATCAATTCATCTTCGAAGGTTAGATACCAGTCCCCAGCCTTATCAAACTTACATCCACTTGCTCGCATACGAGCCTGAATGGAACGTGCCCGGGTGATCTTATCCTTACCACCATGTTTCAAGGGATACAGAGAAATGAAGTTATTGTTCTTGATCATCTCTTCCCGAAGGAACGGACCAATGGCCTTGGAGACCTGCATTTCCTCAATACCAATAGCCTCAGGTTGATACAGCTTCTGAAGCATCAGGAGGGTGTCGACAATTTCCCGGCCATCCATGCGTTCGCGGATAACATTCCGGATCTGGATTCGTTTGTCTTCATCCACTGCTCCGACCACAAATACAGAGTAATCTGCTGTTTCCTTGTCAGAGATCGCCAGGTCCGCTGTAATGTAATAGCGGCAAGGGGATTTATAATCTTCTTCCCGCATGGGAAGGAAATCTGTTCGGCGGAAGTACGTGGTACTTTCATCAATTGGTATGTTGAGATATTCCTGACTGTATCCATCGGGCATCCCGTTATCAAAAGCCTGTTGGCGGAGCATCTTGAATTCTTCAGCCGTCTTCTTCTGTGGCCAAAGGATCTGCTTGAAGTCATCACTGTGGGCACGATACTTAATCGATTTCCACATATTACGACGACTAGAATACTGTTTCAGTGGTTCTGTGATTGTCTTCTTGTCGTATAGTTTGGGCATCAAGCCTTCCAGCATACTGTCCATATGGAGAATAGTTCCCACGAAGCGAATGATACCTTTGTCTGACCGGCAGGGAAGCAAGGCATTGTTTACCCACTTCTTGAACTTGAGACGACGCTCCTTGTTCATTACCAGTTCATCATTCTCCATGTCATCACCGATAATAATATCGGGACGGGAGTTATTCCAGAGAAGACCACGAAGTTTCTGTTCTGAGCCTTTAGCGATAATACGGAATCTATGTCCGTCATCAAATTCTACAATGATGTCAGTTTCGCTATCTTTTACAAAGGCTACCTGTCCAGCCAGATTACGCTTCAATCCAAACAGTTCGATCAGTTGCTGGTTATCCTGGAGGGCATTCTTGATATTCCCCAGGAAAAGAGCCGCCTGAGACTCTGTATCAGACACCAGGAGCATGAACTTACGCTCCCTGAATAGGAGGGTAGCTAGACCATATCCGAACGTCACAGCGGTCGATTTAGCGTGTCCACGAGGGGCTGCTATGGCGACGAATCGTTCGTTGCTGCAACACAGATCCCACACTTCGTGGTGAAACTCCGGAGAAGCACAACTATCTTCGAAGTTCGGTGCCAGCAGACTACCCACGAATCCTGCTACGACTTGACTGGTAATTTTCATGGTTTGCTGCGGTTCCCCTTCGATCGATTTGCGTGAGCACTGATCGCTCGTAGATTCGATCGCTGGTTCGTACCGCCTTTAGATACTGGGCGGATATGATCAACATCCTGGCCGTCGCCTTTAGAAACCTTACCTTCCTTCGCCAACTCTCTTCGGGCGGTGACTCGCTCAACCCGTTCGTGTCGGTGCTGCTTGGTTGCTTCGTACTTGGTGTCGTAACTGTAGTCTCGGGATCCATCAGGGTTTTTCCTTGGCATGTTCATCGTCTCCGAATATCACATCTGTTACATCAATAGGGTGTTTACTAGTCGTAATCTGGTTAGCAATTCGTTCGAAATTGGCTGCCAGATCTTGTAGTGTTTTTTCAATCTTGTCGGTAGTGATTGTATCTCCGGTCATGTGCCGGTCAATCAACAGATCCCGTTTATCTGAGAGATCCAGTGCTACCTTGTGGGCATCCCGCATGGCTACTGGCTTCCGTCGCATTACCCCAGTCTTTTGATCGTAGACGAAGTCACCATGTTCTAGCCGGTCTTCTACGACATCATACGACTTAGCAACGATCCGCTGCAGGCGGGTGGAAAGCTGGAGATCATCCTGTACCCGCAGTTCCCCTTCCAGGGTCTTCCACCATTCACTGGCTTTCCAGACTTTCAGGGTATCATACGGAATCTTCAGGGTGCCACTAACCAACTTGAGATTACCCAGGACCATAAAGGTCTGGACAGCTTCCAGCTTCTGACCATCACTCCAGTTGCGCTTACGAGCGGCAATAGCCCGTCTGGCGGGCCGGAGAGTACGTCCAATAGGGGAATCTGATAAGGCCATCTTTGTCCTTTTTGTTAGATGCCACAACCTGTTAACGTCTGACGTGGCCGGCTGACGAGATATGGGATCACCTCCCTAATCAGTGGATAGGTACGCAAGACCTACCACAAAAGTGAGAACTTGTCAACACTTTTATACTACAATCATAATCATATATTAGTTTAATAGAAAAGTCAAGTCTTTTTTACACTATTTCATCTTTTTCTATCTTTTTACAGAAAGTACTTGACAAAATGATTAAACTGTGTCAGGTTATACTTTCTTCTTTCTTTTTTAGAGACGAATGTCTCTTTTTTCTTTCTTCGGGTTGATGTTATTTAAATAAGATGTAAAGCTATGGCGAGGGATCCACAAAGATCCCGATACCTACTGAGCCAGGTACTGGCGAGGTATGCCTCACCGCCGAGCCATTTTTTATATTCCAGAACGTCCCTACCTTTCAAAAAGTGCTAGAAACATAGCATCCTGCCTTTCGAGCTATTTCATTAAGTCCGTTTTCCCCCCTACCCCCCGTCGTAAACTAGGTCATTTTAAATAAAGACATAAGGTCATCCGCAAGGGTTTATTTAAGGTGTCAAGGATCAATCATGTATAATCAAGTAGTTAGCATCCAGTCAGGTGAGTAGTCACGTTAGTACGCTTCACCCATCTCGAAACCTTGTAAATCCGATTGTTATCACCTATACTGAACATACCCAAATGCTATGTAGGAGGTGTGTTGTGGAGATTGATCACAGTACGCGTTACCACGCGATGGATGACTGGCTAGGCACAGAAGACTTGCTTAGTCAGGCTGTCGAAGACAAGGCGTATCAATCCATCTTTAATGGTTTCCCGGCTTCTGCTGTTCTCAATAAGGACGACGTCCTGTAAGGAGCTTGTTATGTTGTTCGTTCTCATTTGTGTAATGTTGGTGTACATCGCTATTACGGAGCGGAAATGACCAAATATGTAACCCGCCCTTCTTGGGCTTTCAAAGTCACGGTCACAGTACCGTGTCCTGTGTGCAACACGTTCGTGTCCGAGCCGGAGTGTAAGCTCAGAAGCGAGTATGTCTATGGTGAGGGATACTTCAAACTCCACTCGTGTGAACCGTGTTTTCAGCGAGCGGTACGTGAGAAGCGCGCCGAAGTCAAGCCCATGAACTGGGGGTTCTAACGTGTATACACTTTTGTTGGGTATTTTCGCAGTTGATCTAATCTCGCTGGCGCTAGCCCTACGGTGTGCAGCCAAGATTGATCGGGAGTTACAGGCTTTTGATGAACGGATTGCCAAGCATGGAGGCATTAAACGCCCGCTAGAGGCTTCGCAGGGCGAGACGTATAGGGAAGTACCGGGTAGATCGACAAACCGCTAGAAGGGGCTTTAAAATGCGTACAAGACGATGTTTACCAATGGGACAGTTTCATATCCAATGGTCTATGATGCAGAAGAGATGGATTGTATACCTTGTACACGATAACGGAGATTGGGAGATAGTAAGTAGACTCCCCCCGGATGCAGAGATTCACTAACCTATATGCCCGCCCAACCAACGGGCTTTTTTATTGTCCTTTGGTTAGTACTGACCTTACAGGCATGAATATTGCTTTGAAAGGTGTTTGTAAAGGTTGTAACAGTTCTCAATTAAGCATACGCTACATTGTTCTATGGTCTATACTTCTCCCTAGATGTATTTGCCGGTCGGATTCGGGTGTTAGGTTGGTGTAAGAAAAATCCTAACGTTATTATCTTGTTTTTCTTTGGAGATGGTCTACAATGACCTTTGTAGTCCCCTTTCTTGTAACCTCTAAGGAGTATTTCACCATGTCTCAAGTAGCTACTGCCGCAGTTGTCGACGGTAAGATGGAACCCGCTGCACCTGCACCCATCGTTCGTCCCCTCGTTGTAACGGGCGAATATCTCTATAACACGTTTGTTGTATCCGACGACGCTCAAATCACCAAGATGGGTATCATCCGACAATTGGCTGATATCGCGGATGCGCTCCAAATCAAGGGTGCGGCTGATAACATGGTCAAAAAGGCCGTGTTGGTTGATTGGCCTACAGGCAAGCCTAAGGGTGCCGATCGCGGTCCGAAAGAGCAATCGGCTATGAACACGCGCACCGTCATCCAACAAGCATGGGGCGCTTTGCGCTTTGCGCGACTCCAGCTTGATGATATGGGGTATGACGACAAGACGGGCTATCAGGATATGCGCGTGCTCGCCAAGCGGGCGCTTGATGCCGCTCAGGTGGATTGGAAAGGCGACGCTTTGAAGACAGAAGCGCAAAAAGAGACCGCCCGTCTTCAACGCGACAATAAGGAGCAAGTCGACGCACTTCAGGAAGTCCAGAAAGATAATCCGTTTGACAGCCGTATCGAGACGCTCCCTCAATGGAATGAGCGGACGTTCAAGCTTGCCGAATCCGCCATGCAACAAGCTCGGGTCGATAAGGAAACGTCGCTGGCAACCAAAGAGGCTGAAAAGCTGATCGGCAAGTATGGTCCGAACGTTCTGTTTCAGATTGCAGAGCTGTTGCTTTATGCTACTGGCGTTGAAGTCACGGAAACCCCGGAGACGGAACCCGAATCAGAAGAAGAAGTAACGGAGTAATAGGCCGAAAACCCCGTGAGGGGTTCAGTACGTGAGGCGTACTCTGACGATGGCCAGTAGTCATTGATTCACGGGAGTAGAAGTTATGGCACTTGAATTGTGTTTTTGGGAACCCGATGGCCCTAATGGTGAGACTGTACATCATTCGGTCCGTCTTAAACGGATTGATGAGAAACACGAAATTATCCGTAGTTTCTTGTCCAACATGTCCCAAGGGTCAATTGTCCGTGTGACGTTAGATCGTACCGATAATCAATCCCCTTGGTCTCGTGACGAGTGGATTAAACCGGGGTATACCGACCCCTTTGGAGCTTAGTGTGTTGTCCATCCTGTTAGGTCTGTCTCTGTCACTCCATCTAATGACTTATCAGGATGGAATGTCGCATTTGCAGCAAACCCTTACCACTTCAGACCTTAAGGTCTGTTACGTCGATTGGAGTTGGCAAAATGGTCCGCAATCAAGTCTATGATTGTCCGCGTGGGCGTGGGTATTGGCGCGAGCGTATTTGTGGATGGAGTGGAATCCCAATCTACGCCCGCTATGTCTCTTTTAACAAGGTAGTCTGGTGTTAGCTCACTAGACCCTCTAGTAGTATCCCTTAAGCCCCTTAATTGGGGCTTTTGGCGTTACAGGACCTACAGTTACAATTGTAGGGTTTGTAATCTTAAGCCTTACTTCATGTAAGGTAAGTACTAAGGTGAGTATTATGCAATTTGCTGTTATCCACCGTGTATCAATGAATATGCTGGCCCGGTATGATGCTACGGATGTATTCGACGTTCAGCGTCAATGGGTTAACACACATCCGGAATATGGATGTGATTCGTGGGATGAGTTTGCAACCAACTATCCCGTCCTTTCTATGTCTCTTTTGGCCGCACCCATTCAATAAAAAAGCGATATTATCGCGTTGGAGCAACACTCATGATGACCAATTGGCTTGTATCTATCATCCGTAAGTCCACTCCCTTTGAAAAGAAGGAAGTGATTATCCATGCTGTATCAATTCAGGAGGCGTTTGATCAAGCAGAAAAAGAGCACAAGGACTTTCACGTCCGTAGTGCAACGTTTCATTCCGTCAACACGGATCAATTTGTTCCCAATCAATCGGCATTCGATGAAGCCGTAGGTTGGGGATGGGGTAAGTAGCTTATGAAAAAAGAACAGGTTATTCGTATTAATGTGAATGAATTAGCCGAGATAATTTCTCAACATGTCGGTGAAAACTTCAAGCTCAAACCGGGACAGGAAATGAATATTTCCTTCCAAAATCGTAACTTCAAGTTGGATGAAGTTATCGTAACACTTATTGATTCCAAGTAGAGGTTCATATGAAATTTCTTCATTTCCGTTACGTTGATATCAACGATGGTCCGGATACACAGACAGACACTGTCCGGACTAAGGGTGGCAAGACCATTGCGTATGAAGTCGCGGAAGGAAAGCTCAAATACTCAATCGCTCGGTGTGCCGATCGGGAAAACTTCTGTCGCCGTACCGGTCGTCTGGTAAGCAGCGGACGATTCAATCACGGTCAGGTGTTTGTGGTCGAAAACTTCGATCCGACGAAGCAGTCTCCGATTCATTACCTTTATCAAAATGAGGGAGCATCCTATTATGACCGGAAAGACCAAGAGTAGTATGACAGTAGATGACGCGCTCCGCGTAGCAGCGATTTTCGAAGCGGATGATGTCATCGCTGTTCCTGCATTGGCCTGTCGTATTCTGGCTAATTACATCCGGGAGTTGGAGGAACAAAATACAGATCTCAAGTCGGATATAGAGGCATGGAGAGATCAGACCGGAGATTGATGTGTGGAGATTGCGTTACTTGAATGAGTGGAAAGATCTGGTAGAGATTGACTTCGATACGCTTGAAGAAGTATTCACATATATCGAAGAAGTTAAACCCAAGTCTTTTAAATGTTATTCCATCCATAAGGATTAGTATGGAATCTGTGTTCAATGAAGACACATACGACGAAATCATCGCCGAGTTACGTGAGATTAATGCGCGGGCATTGGCACAAGAAGAGGCCGAGGCAGAGCGAATCAACATCGGCAGTGGGGAAGATGTATTTTCCTTCAATCTTTTCATTTACGTTAGGGGAGATGTCCGAGATGCAGCAGCAATTCATCAATAACATGTTTTCATCGAATGGGGTTGAAGTGTTGACCCAGGGATTCAGTCAACCCAGTGGTGTGAAAAAGGCTCCGGCTCCTCTCCGAGAGATGGCCTGCCTCCCGGAAGTAATGCAGATGTATATCGACGGTTCGATATACAAACAGGGAGCCCACCAAATCTGCTATATGGCTCCGGATCCAAAAACTTATCCCCGGACGATTCCGTATCTGGTCTATACTCAACCACACCAGTTTAACTGCTGTGGAGCATCAATCATTGAGTCGATTGGTATGGAGATAATGGATACCAAGACACGTCAGAACATCGTGTGTCAAATCCGGCGGCATCTGATGACCACTCAGAACTTCTATTTTATTGCAGCTAATTATCAACTGGAACTAAATAACACAGTTGCTAATCTGTTGCGCGAACTCGGAGCTGAAGAAGTAGACGTTCGTCCCAATTACAATCATGCCCCACACACGTTGCATCTGCATGTGTTTTCGCCGAAGAAGGTTCCGGCAGCAGTATGGGATAAATATGTCTACCACGATCCGGTATACGGATTTTACAATCCGTTGTGGTATCACCAACTAAAGGTGGAGGAACAAGCCAAGCTGATCGAGGCAGCAAAGCCGCTGATCGCGGCGAGGTTTGCTGAAGAGCAGAAAAAGTCCGAACTGAGAAAGGCACATGCAAGACAGAATCGACTTTACACAGTAGAGGATTGTCTCAATGCAGGAGAAGTTCCCGATGACCTTCTGAGGAAATTTGGCTATGTCCGTGCAACAAAGTGATCGCAAATATCGTATTTTGGTTCCTTCTGATCTCCCCAATGTTCAGAGTGGGAAATTGAAGGCGTTTTGGAATGGAGCTGTGGGAGCGTCCCCGAGACCCGCTCGATTGGTTTCTACCAATTATATAAATCATAAGGACGGAACCTTATGGGTGTATGAGGGAATTGGTTCCGATGTAATTTGTAATTCGGGGTTGATTGTAGTGGATGTGACTCCCGAGAGACGATACGCTATCTGGAATCACCCCGCGGGACGATTCTGTTCTGGGGTTTTCAACTCCTGGCTCGACGCCGAACGTTATCTGGAGCATAATTTCGCCGTTCCAGCGCGCAAAAATCATTACATTGTTGAATGGGAGATCAAGAGTGATGACTGAGTCTGAATATACCAGCCGTTGTGTCCGGCAACACAAGACACATACACGTAATCGTCCGGATGGGTCCAAGGTATTTCGGATGGACCACAATCTGTATGATATTTTTTACGGAGAGGGGTGGGGAGTTGCTAGCCGTTTCCGTATTATTCGTCAACGGGATGGTTCCCGGGATATTCTCCAGTTGAACGGATTGCATCTCACCGAATCTACCCGCCAACAACTGCTGAAGGAGTTTCATTAAATGGGCCGCCGATATAAAGGCCCCGTGCCGGAAGAGATGCAAGATGACTTAGGTATTCCGGGTAAGTTGTATTTTGAGAAACCCAGTGTTGTGGATATCTCAGTCATTCGTGCCGGAAAGCAGGCGATGACAGTGGATACCAAAAGTCTGGAAAGTCCCTGTCGATTGGCCAGCACCCGGGATAAGTACGATTTTATTTTTAAGGACAAAGTCCACTCAATCAAGTATCACGCACCCCAACGACCCACTGCCAATGAGATGAATGAATATCTCAAACAGGCAGAGATTCACGGGTATGGAAAGGGAACAGTCGTTGCACGTAAGTGGTGCAGTGAATGGAGGTATAAGACCCATATCCAGTGGGGAGTTATTCTGGATGTAAACCGGTATCTGATGGCGAACGATACCGTCTGGACTCCCTTTTCGGTTTTATGGCTCGATCCGCAAGGACCAAACCGTGAAGCCGCATGGGCGGAGGATCTGTTTGTGATTCATGCATGTCTGTCGGACGACTTGCTGGATTCCATTATTGAGGAACAAATGTGATTGATTTCCGGAATTATTACCGGGATCGATGGATGCAATTCACGTTTATCAGTGGGAATAAATACGTAACGGTTCTCACGGTTAATCATGAACCATATGAGATTCTGGGTGCAGTAGAGCAGTTTTTGGGAGAGCTCAAGAAACCTTTTGTCTTTCTGTCGCAGACTGTGCTGGAAGAAGAAGGCGTTAGTTTCTTGAGAGATCGTGAACTACCTGATGTTATTTTGGAGTGATAGAAAATGGCTGGTAAAACTGTAGGGCGTATGTGGCTGGTCGTTCCATTGGATGTAGCCGCTGATCCTAACAAGGTCGTACTCGTGAATGGTATCGGACGAGATCAGGGGTTTGGGTTGCAGGAAGCTCAACCAGCCCGGGCACAGCCGGACAATCGTCGCGCTGAGCGACGTCCTCAAGTGATTGTGGAAGATTCTCCCGCAGAAGATTCTGGTTATGGTTTCTTTCCGGATTCCAAAACCAAGAATGATATTGTTGTATTCACGTCAGAGGGTAAAGCCAAGACGTATGCAGAAGAGCAAGCTGCGTTGAAGCCGACTCGTCTCTATGGGGTATTCAAATGTGGAGATATCTTCGAGACCGCGCAGCCCACCATTATCACCAAGCAGTACAACGACGCAGGCGAATTGGTTCTCAAACCCGTCGCCAAAGCGACAGCGGAATCGGAGGTGGAACTGTGAGTTTTCAAGCGGATACAGCCAGGCTACCGTTTTGCTGTGGCTTCAATGAAGCGGGGTATTTCACGGGAGATGACGATACCGAATTCAATTCCGATTCGGCGGCTGAACTGGTTGAAGAGTTGATCGATGATGCAAATGGTCGTCCGCTGATCTTCAATTTCGTGAGATCCAGTCCGGAGGAAATTGTTGCAGCAGTGAAGAATCATCCGGACGTAGTATATCTGGGTCACTGGACCAATCCAGGTACGTATAATCGGATTGATTCATATGTCATCAAGAACAATATGACAGCTACTGAGGATTGAAATGAGCAAGAAATTTGTAGCGGACATGTCCGTAGATGATATTTCTTTTTGCTGTGGAATGATGACGGCAGGAAGTTTTGATTCATATCCGATTTTGGAGTCCGCCGCGTGGGCAAATCGATACGGATTTCCCACGCTAAAAGAAGCCTGGATTAACGAGCTCACAAAAGCTCGCGATGAGTGTGGAAAACGACCCATTGTGTTTAACTTTGTTAAACGTAGTGGTAATCGGATATTTGATAATAAGGAATTGCGCACTCTTGTGCGTGAACAACCGGACTGTTTGTTTGTCCACAAGTGGAAGAATCCGGGAAGTGGTAATACCCTTGAATGTTATGTTCTGACAAATGGGAGTAAGTAAATTGACAGATATCGTTAAGGCAGTTGAAAGCGAAGTACTAACGTTGGGACAAGAATCGAAGGCGTTGACTCTCGGTCATGTAGGAATGGGTACGGGTACCCTGGATCCCTTTGATCAACGTTACCAGAAGGGTCGACTGGTAACTCCCACGGAGATTGCAAATGGAGTCGACATTGATGCTCTCGTTATTTGGGGTGGGGAGGATATTTCTCCTTCTCTATATGGGGAGCTGCCTAGTAAGTATACTGATGCTCGTACAAGTCTATCACGACGGGATCAAGTGGAAGCTGAAGCATGTTTCGCGGCTATGGAGAGGGGGATTGCTCTTATCGGTGTTTGCCGGGGTGCTCAACTTCTGTGTGCTTTGGCTGGTGGGCGTCTTATCCAGCACGTGAACAATCACGGTGGTACACACGGGATGAAGTGTCTGGATGAAGATATCGTGATCAATACCACGTCGGTACACCACCAGATGATGTATCCGTTTGATGTGAGTCACGTATTGTTGGCTCAGGCATGGCCTAAGCGGAGTAACACATACATCACGGAGGGAGATGCTGAAGATGCCGAGATGCACAAGACGGATACTCCTGAACCGGAGATTGTGTGGTTCCCGGATATCAAGGGTCTAGCGATTCAAGGTCATCCGGAATTTGTGGGTAACCCGGAAGAAAGTCCGTTTGTCCAGTATTGCCTGCGTAAAGTTGATCAATATATCCTGAATAAGTGAGGTTAACATGCAACAAATTCGACGCCTTGGCTGTGATCCTGAAACGTTTCTCTTCGATCCGAAGAACAACAAGTTCATCAGCAGTGTTGGTCTGGTAGGGGGTTCGAAAGAACAACCTCGTCCGATTGACGATGAAGGTAACGCTGTGCAGGAAGACAATGTTACGATTGAATTCAACACCCCTCCTTGCAGGAGTGCGGCGGACTTCATCAAGAATATCAATCTGAATAAGGATTGGATCAAGGCTCGTGCTGCCGAGTTGGGATTGGAAATGGTGATAAAGCCCAGCGCCGTGTTCGATGATGATCAGTTGCAAACTCGTGCTGCTAAGACTTTCGGCTGTGAGCCGGATTACAATGCGTGGAATAATGGTAATCAAAACCCCCCTCCACAAGCAGCGAACAAGAATCTCCGCTCGTGTGGTGGCCATATCCACATTCAGTTTGACCATGACGAGATGGACATGCTGGCTGTTGTCAAGGCGATGGACGCCTTTGTTGGCTGTCTGATGCTGGAGTTTGACAACGATGCTGGTCGTCGTGAGTTATATGGTAAGGCTGGAGCATTCCGTAAGAAGAGTTACGGGGTGGAATATCGCACCGCGTCCAATCGGTGGATCGAATCGGATGAACGGATTCAGTGGGTCTGGGATCAGACCGAAAAAGCTCTGGAATTCGTGGCATCTGGTCGGACATTCACGGATGAACAGGGTGCAATGATCCAAGCCTGTATCAACAACAGCGATCTGAAGTTGCTCGCTCAACTGAAGCAGGAGATTGGACTGTGACTAACTCGGAAGTGATCCAGGACTTTAGCCGACGCTGGCAAGGAACGTTTGTCTGGCTGGATATCGCAGATCGAGAGGAAGAACTGGTCAAGGTAGATCTGGTAGAAGAGACAGGTGGATCGAAGATTGCCACCATGCATCTATCCAGTGATACTCTGGGTAAATTCCAGATTAACTTTGGATCGGATGGGCATCAACTCCGATTCAAGTATCCTCCGGTCGGGGTATTCCAGCATGAAACGGATGCGATGGTATTCTACCGTCGCCCCCAACGGCAGTATCGTAGGGGAATCTGCCCGGATAACAGTGTTCTGTTTAATGTTACCCGGAATGTGGTGGGTAATCGGTCCCGATGGAATCACGCAGAAATCCGTGACGCCTTCGAGCACGAAACCTATTCTGTCAAGGAGGCATTGAAGATGTTGAAGGTAGGGGGATTTCGTGGTGTTGCACTACGGGATAACTTCACCTTGACTCAAACGTTGTTCGAGAATCCGGATTACGTGCTATGGCATTGGGTTCATCCAATTGCACGAGTGGATTCGAAGGGAAAACTCACGGTGTTGATGGAAGAAGATTATCGTCCGACTGTACAATTCTTGCTGGAGGATATTCATGGCTAAAACTGTAGGAGATATCTTCGGGGTACGTCCTCCGACGATACTGGATGCTGGTCCCTTCTATGCCACGATGCAGCCTGGTCCAGAGGTTATCGATTGTGATCGGGCCATTGGTATTGAAGTGGAAGTGGAGAATGCTGGATATAAACACAATCCACAACCGGTGTGGATGAATAAGGCAGATGGTAGTTTGCGTAATGCTGGTGTGGAATGGGTGACGCATCCGATCGCAGCCAAGTATGCCCCCAATGCGTTGCAGGATTTACTGGGTAACAGTCTGGCTGAGTCATGCTGCTTCTCTCCACGTACGTCCATCCACGTACATGTGAATTGTCAGGGGATGACCGGAACACAGGTAACCGACATCTTGATGTTGTATACCATCCTTGAGCCGTTGTTCTATAAGTACACGGGTCGTGGACGAATCAAGAATATCTACTGTGTACCGTTGATGGATACCATGCTGATTACTGGCATGGGTCGGGAGAATCTGGGTGCCGTTGTAGAAACCTGGTCCAAGTATGCGGGATTGAATATCATTCCGCTGGGGGAATTCGGTACCATTGAATTTCGTCACATGCATGGAACCTTCAATCACAATAAGGTGGTGATCTGGATTCGGATTATCAATAAGTTGGTGGACTATGTACTGAAGGTGGGGACTCCCGCCATTTGTCGATTGGCAATTGAGTGTAATGCCTTTACTAACTGGAGGGAATTGCTACACGATATCTTTGGTAACGATGATATTCGATTGAAGTTTGAATCATTTGAGGATATCCGTCGTTCCAGTGGTGTAGTCAAGAGGTCGTTCATCGACCGTAACAGGTTAACAACCTTGATCAAAAGTGTCTCGAAAGAGTCGCCTTATTTTAAAATTATCGGAGCATAACTGATGTGCGGACTTTTGGGAATGATCGCTCGTAAGCCCCAAGGATTCAACTATGGTGACGTGGAGGTATTCGAAACCATGTTACTGATTGATTCCATCCGAGGGAAGGATTCGACGGGGGTATTTACCCGTTTCCGTAATGGTGATGTTCGAGCTATTAAGCATGGTTCACATCCCTACAATCTATTCCGATCGACGGAGTGGGGAGAATTCAAGTCTAGTGTTACCAATCGGGGTAAGTTTATTGTTGGGCACAACCGTGCGGCGACCCGTGGTGAAGTCAACACAGACAACGCCCATCCCTTCGTGGAAAAGAATATTATTCTGGTTCACAATGGTACGTTGAAGGATCAGAAGAACCTGACCGACGTGAGTACCAAGGTGGATAGCCACGCTATCGCCCACGCGTTGGCAGAAGAAAGTGAACTAGAAGGTCATGGTGATTACAAGAGAGTAATCTCCAAGATTAATGGGGCATTTGCATTGATCTGGTATGATACCAATACTGAGAAGTTGTATGCTACCCGGAATGATGAACGACCTCTCTGTATTCTGGAAAGTGATAACTTCATGTTCCTCACTTCGGAGGCGTGGATTGCTGCTTTCCCGGCACAGCGCGCTCATATTGAGATCAAGCGTTCTATCCCGATTGAACCAGGCGAGATTTTTGTATTCAACGCTGATGGTTCCTTTAACAAGGAGGATGTGACCCTATCGGGGGAGTTCGACGATGATGCCGAGCTTCTGGCTTGGCAACGATATAGTACGGGTATGAGGGCACAGGCACGGAAGGACTGTGAGCTTTTTCCGAAAGGGACGGAGATGGCTCCCGCAAAACAAGCCCACTCGACCCCGACGCCTTCGAAGCCCTGCGCGCTAACGCTCGCAAAAGACACCTCGCCTTCTAGTGATGAGGATCAGGCGGAAGCTCGGACTGCATCTATCCATGCGTACAATGAGGCATTCCCTCGTAATGAGACAATGCTGATCAAGATTCATGCGGCATCGAAGACAGCCAATGGACGGTTCTCTTTCAATGGGTTGGTTATGACCCCCGGGAAGGAACGTCTGGATGTCAAGGGATTTCTTCCACATGATGTATCGGGTAATGAATTACCTCAGTGGTTTGAAACAATGTGTATTGGGACGGTACAACATCACACCCATACAGTTAATGGAGGATGGACCATCCACGTAAAGGATACCAAGAAGGCTACATTTACACAGGTACATTCCAAGGAAGTCCCGGTTATGTTGTGGGACTATGCCATGAATCATGGATGCTGTATGGAATGCCAACGTAAGGTAGAGGCTTGGGAGAAAGTATTTACAACTCTTGTTGAGAAGCATGTCATCATGCCGAAGAAAGAAAAGCCAGTTAATGTATTGACAATGTTGTGCCCTGACTGTATCGCCAAGAAGATTGAACGGGAGGACTACCGTGACAAGTACCTTGCATCGTACACCAACACCAAGAAAGCAATTGAAGCAGCCCGCACCAAGGCGGCCTCTAGTGCTGCTGCCGTACAAGATCGGCTCTCAGTCAGCAAGGAATCTGGCTCTATCAATGAGCGAACTCTGCGGCTACAAAATCCGCCGACTGTTCACTGATCGCCCGAACCCCACCTTCAAGGAACATCCATGGACTGTCTATATCAATTGGGGCAACTCCAATCTAGAGGTGGGTGAAGGGAAGAAGACTATCAACAATCCAGCTAATGTGGCTGTCGCCAGTAATAAGCTGAGTACTTTTAACGCTTTGAAGGATGTGGATGGAATTCGTATACCCGTTTATACTACCGACCGAGCTGTTGCAACTAGCTGGTTGGCTGAAAAGATTACTGTGGTGTGTCGGACCGTACTTTCTGGTCATTCTGGTGCCGGTATTGTGCTTGCTGATACCGAAGATAAACTGGTCCGGGCACCGTTGTATGTGCAGTACATCAAGAAGCAAAAAGAGTTCCGGATCCACGTCGCCTTTGGAGAAGTAATCGATGTTCAGGAAAAGCGAAAACGAAAGGATCTGCCAGAAGATTTTAAGGCAGACTTTCAGGTACGTAATCATCAAACCGGATGGGTCTATTGTCGTGAAGACATCACCGAGCCTGAAGGGATGCGACAAATGGCTCAACGAGTGGTGGCTCAACTCAACCTCGACTTTGGTGCAGTTGACATCATTTGGAATGAAAAACGGAACGAGTGTTACTGTCTGGAAGTCAACACCGCGCCAGGACTTGAGGGCAGTACCGTGGGAAACTACGCACAAGCGTTTGTTAGGCATCTAAAATGAAGATCCAAAAACAATTTGCACCGATGACTATTATTCTAGAGACCAAGCAAGACTTGGACGATCTCTTGGTAATCATACATAGAGCTCGATGGGAGATTATACATCCAAAGTCTATGTTGTCCAAACTTTCTAGAGACGATGCAGATACACTGGAGAAAATTGAAATCTTTTTGAAGGATTTGAAATGAAATTCAGAATAAAACAAAAGCGGGATGGATGGTTTTATCTACAACAAAGAATCTTTCCTTTCTTTTGGTCAGATCTTCGGGACATTGGAATTACTACTCGATTTCAGTTTCATGAAACAGCGGTAGAAATGTTGCGATATCTAGGAGATTTACAGTGAAAATTCATGTAACCAAGGCATTTCGTCCATATAAAATTGAAATAAATACGAGTCAAGATCATCAGGATCTTCTTCGATTATTGACTGATGCACAGGCTAAATACCACGTCAATACGGTAGGTATGCTAGAGCTTATGAAACTTAGAGATGAATTGATTAAAACTCAAACAGAGGTTGTATGAAAGAAGTTAACGGAAATCTCTGGACAGAAACCAGTCCACGAGGAACACTCCGTATTGGATTTACCCAACGGTTTATTGAAGAGAAGTTGGGTGAGTGTTTCCACGTGATGCAGGCGGATCTGAACAAGGTAGTCAGGGGAGGACCCATGCTCGTCATTGAAACTAATGATGGGCTGGAGAATCTGAAGTCTCCTGTAACCGGATCTATCCTGGTGTTTAACGATCGAGCTCGTAATTTCCCGGATCGACTGAAAGAAGAAGAAACAATTCTGGAAGTCCTACCTGATGGAGTGAAGCTCGAACCAGCAGTTAAAGCTAAACGGGTTGAGAAAGCTAAGGTTGCTGCTCCCGGCGATGCGTTTGATCCTGGTAGATGGGAACCCCGTAACGTGAATCTTGACGAACTCTTTAATCGTCCAGTTGCTCCGCCACGTCGTCCACGATAATAAAAAGAGAGGAACCCAAAATTCGTTGCCTAAGTTGCAATGTGAGGTTAAATAACCGTGAGAGCACTCGCAAATATTCTTCTAGCGGGACTTTTATTGACCTATGTGATCGGTGCTTTTCTTACGTCGCGGAAGAGATACCCGATATCACCGAAAGCACCGAGGGTTTCGGTGCAGATGAGGAGGATTACAATGCCGAGGATATGGAAGGCATCAGCTTTGACCCGAGGGGAGCCGACAATGGGAGCGAGTAGTATGATTGTCACATGTAAGGCGTGTAAGCAACGGTTCAACGGGGATGAGTGGATGAAGAAAACCACCTGTGACAATCCCAACTGTAGTTGCCCGGGAGTCAAGGAGTTGACACAGAAAACCAGTCAGGTAATGGAGAAGATGCGATCCGGTCCTGTTCAAAATATTAAACGGGGTACTCTTCCCACGGGATATCTGGCAGAAGTGAAGCAGTACATGATGGATGTACCGGATGTAATGGTAGTAGACATCATCGTACCCAAACAACACTTTAGTAAGAAGAGGAAGTAAAGGAAATGAACTCATTCTGGAAGCATTGGATTTCACTCCAACTAGAACACAATCTGGATAAGATGGTCAAAGATTCCATCAAGAACTTTCATTTTCCTGGTTTGAATTACGTGTGTTTTGATTTCACACCACATCAAACAATCAGATTGTATATAGTTGAACCGAGAGATAATCTGGATACCACAAATGTCCAGATCCATAATCATCTGTATGATAGCCAGCTCCTGGTATTACATGGATGGATTGTCAATACGGTTTATAAAGTGGATTATGATAAGCAGGATTATAATGCCTATCATCTGACGTCAGCCCTGCATCCAGAAAATAAAGAAAAGAAAATCAAGTTGGAGTTTCTCAGGAAGATTGGATTAAAGATAGTATCAAAGACGGAGTTAAAACTAGGAGAGTCACACTTTCAAAAACATACAGAGATTCATAATGTCCAGAATGACCCAAAGAAACTGACGGCATTCATGGTCTTTGAGTTTCCCACGGTAAAGAAACATTCAACGTTGTTTAGCAAGAAAGATCTGGGAGAGACTATTCCCACTCCTAATGCATATCTCCGATATGAGAAAGAGGAACTAAGAAAGTTGGTGCAGAATCTCTTGGATGTTATGGAGTAACTATGTATGGCTATGCACAAAGCGCACGATTTCTCAAGCATGAGCCCTGTCCGGTATGCGGATCAAAGGACAATCTGGCCCGGTATGAGGGAGGTTCAGCATTCTGTTTTGGATGTGGAGCATATGAACCGGGAGAATCCGGATTTGTCAAGAGCCTATCAGAACTATCTCGACAGTCGCAATCAGGAGAACGACGACCCGAGAGTGATGGGAGCAATAGTCTACTACGATCCTGTCCTGATGACACTGAGTCTGGAGGATATCCTGAGGTAGTGCTGGAATGGGTAGGTAAGTACGGTCTGGCGGTTCCCGATCTGATCCGTCACCATGTTGGCTGGAGTAAATCTCGTGAACAACTCATCTTCCGATTTTATGGAGAAGATAAGGACCTGGTGTTGTGGCAAGCCCGTAATTTCCGAGCCGGTACCACCCATGACAATCGCTTCTTTACTGGAGGAACGCCAGCGGACGTTATTGCAGCTTATTATAGTCGCACGTCAACAAACACGGCTTGCATTGTTGAAGACTGCATCAGCGGAATCTGCGTTAGCCACGCAGGCATTGATGGAATCCCGTGCTTTAGTGCAGCGATGCCGCTCAAAAAGCTAAGTCGTATCCGCCAGCTATACAAGAATATCTTTGTGTGGCTGGACCATGACAAGTTTCCGGAAGCACAGAAGATGGCACGTCAACTGGGTATGTTGGGGGTACATAGCCGAGCAATATTTACATTAGATGATCCGAAGGACCATGCACTTGATCAAATTAAAAAGGCTTTGAAACTGTAATGAAATTAAGTAATGAGCGTGAGCGTTTGCTTTGTTATGCAGCAGGTATTATTGGAAGTACTCTTAGTAATCCGGGTAACGTATATACTGCAGAGCAGTTGATGAAACCCGCTATTCGTGCAGCAAATAAGTTGATCAACACAATTTATGATGATGTGGTTTTAGAAGAAATTCTTAAAGGTGATAAATAATGTTTACGAAGATCGGTAGCGCCCTTGGTGCCTTGGCATTCATTGCTATGGTGTCTCTGTTTGGTCATATCTATTATGAGACTAGTCACTATGTTCCTCCACCGACTCTGGAACAGAAACTGGAGAATGTAGTAGCAGTGACTACGGACTCCAGTTACTGTAGTGGTTGGGTACTAAAGGGAACACATGAGGTAGTAACGGCAGCACACTGTGCCGAAGGATTGGATCCAACAGCAGTATTGAATGTAGATTTTGGGGATGGTAAGCAACACCCTTTCCACATTCAGAAGCTCGGTGATGCAGACGATACAACGGGTCCGGACATCATGACCCTTACCACCAGTGATGCTACGGTCAACTGGCCCGTTGGGCTGGCTGTATGCTCATTTAAACCATATTATGGAGAGGTACTTGATCTCATGGGAGGACCCCTCGGTCTATCCAAGACTGTTTCCATTGGTCACGTCGCTTACCCGGATCGTGCCCAAGAGGATATTCTGACAGTTCCATTTGATCACTTTATCCAGTATGATACCTCGTTAGTGCCGGGGAACAGTGGTGGTCCGGCAGTGGATGATTCCCTCAGTTGTGTAATGGGTCTTGCGGAAATGGATCAGGTGAAAGTTATTAATGGTATTCCGTTTATGATTGGTTACCTAACCCCGGCTTATGAACTGGCAGATCTCAAATGAGCTCTTATGATTTAATTGATATATTGTTCTGGGGAACACTGATTATCTATGTTATCATAATGTTGAGGAAATGATATGAGAATGCTTGATCCGGAATATTATAAATGGTGCCTACAGCAGTATGAAGAGATTCGTCAACGAAGGAATTCATTTAAAGGTATTCCCGACAAGTATGATCGATTACTCCTACAACTGGATCGGATCTTTGAACAATTTTACAGGAGTATTTTAAAATGAATTGGTTTAAATATAAGCCAGCAGAATCGGCAGTAATCCAACATGGTTATCCTCCTAAGGAGTCCCCTTTGTTTGCCAAGTATAAGATTGTTCATGAAGATCCCTACACGTGGGCGGTCTATGTTCAGACACCCGGTTCCTGTGAATGGGAACCTGCATTGGGATATCCACCTTATAGTTATATCAAAACACATATCTGGTACTCGGAAGATGCAGCAATTGAACAGATGAAGGACTATGATCGACAACTCAAAGAAATTCACGAGATGGGGCAAAGAAAACTTAACCACGTAATCACGGAGAAGATCTATGAATAGTTTGTTTATTCTTTACTTCAAAAATCTGGGGATCGCTCTGTGGCGAGTACCCCGGTCTATCCTGGGGATCTACAAGTACAGTACTGATGATGGGTACGTTAAAAACGTCCTGGTGACGTTGGACTGTCTCGGTAATACCCTGGCCTTCGGTGACCCCGACGAGACGATCTCCAGCCGTTCTAGCAAGGCTGAGTTGTATGAGCAGAGCACTACTCCCCCATCGTGGGGGTGGGGATGTCGTATGTGTTCCTTTCTAGCTATATTTCAGGAGAACCACTGTGCCAAAGCACTTGAACGGAACAAGGGACACCGAGCAGTTATTCCGGATGACAACATCGAAGGTACGCCATGATTAGAAGTCAATCTTATATTGAGGGATACCGTGTTGGGTTTTATGACGGAGGTTTTACGTGGGACAATCCGTATGTACCTTCCGAAGGGGAATATGACTACAACACCTGGGAACTTGGAAGGCTTAGGGGTAGACTCGATTGGAGAGAAGGACTACGACCCCTCTATCACTCCGCAGAGAATTAACCAGTGTGACGGTTGTATGTTAGGTCTACCAGTGTTTAATCCGTGGCGTAACTATCTTAGAAACATACCCTCGGAGGCGGGTTACCACCGATACCCGGATGGAAGTTTGGTAGGATGTGACAGGGTAAGATATGAAAGTTCTTGACAAGGTATCCATTTATATGGTAAACTAGATATAAGTAACATTGGAAAGGGAAGATGAACGAAATACTTGACAAGTCCAATAAACTGTGTCAGGTTAGATTACTTCTCTTTTCTTTGAAGCAGAGTCATCAAAGGCTCTGCTGATTTGTTTTCTCTTCCGTTCAGGTTATTTATAAGTGAATACTTAATGACAGATAAAGAACAAAAGATAACTCAAGAAGAACTCAAAGAACTATTGTTGTATGAACCAGAAACAGGTTTGTTCTGGTGGTTAGTTCCAAAACAAGGTCGTAACATAGAACGACCTGCTGGTACAGAAAGTGAATATGGCTATAGAAGTATAACAATTGAAGGGTATTCATATTCTTATCATCGATTAGCTTTCTTCTATATGACAGGAGAATGGCCTCCTGAATATGTAGATCATAAAGATGGTAATGCACGCAACAATCGCTGGGACAATCTTAGGTTGGCGACAGCACAACAGAATGCTCAAAACAAGAAAAGGAAATTTAATTCTTTCACAGGTATTAAAGGAGTAGTAAAAGATTTTCGTAGTGATACCTGGCATGTACATATGAAGATTGATAATAATGTTATTTCACGAGGACCTTTTTATAATTACCAGGATGCTTGTAAAGAGTATGATAGATTAGCCGGAGAGGGTTTTGGAGAATTTGCCAAGCAAGAAACACCTCGACAGCAACGAGCAACTTTTAATAATAAAGAAGTTCACGAAGCTATTGAAGATTTTATCAAAAATAAGAAACTAGTTGGAGGGAGGTATATCTGATAGAGTTAAGTATTGTAAAATATCTTCTGAGTAAAGAGAATTATAATAAGATCAGAGATACCCTGGATGTATCCGATTTCTCCAAGGAACTACATCCTGTAGTACGTACCATCGACGGGTACTTTACTACCACAGAATCCGACGGTAATCTAACCGTTGACGACTTATCTAATCTGTATTTCTCCAGTAATCGTAGTAAGGTAGATTTCTACTCAGGCGTCTTCGACGCTCTCAAACAGGTAGATGCAAATGATTTCTCGACTGAAAAACTTATTGAGACGTTCAAGCGTAGCCGACTTCTACGGGAACTATCTGTATCTGCTTATGAACTAGCGGAGGGTCGGGGTAAGGAAGAAGACTATCAACAACTGGTAGAACAACTCAAGTCACCGGAGCAACTATGTGAAGACGAGGATAATGATTTCGTTAGCAGTGATCTTGTGGAGATCGTTAATACAAGTCGCGCTGTGGAAGGCTTGCGATGGCGTCTTGAATCTCTCAATAAACGTCTTGGGTCGCTTAGACAGGGCAATTTTGGGTTTGTATTTGCAAGGCCGGAAACAGGGAAAACCACGTTCCTGGCTTCGGAAGTTACATTCATGGCTGCGCAAGCTACGAATCCTGTACTCTGGTTTAACAATGAACAGGTCGGAACGGAAGTAATGCTTCGGTGTTACCAGTCTGCTCTTGGAATGGATAACACCCAACTTCTGAGTAATCTGGAAGAGAATCGTGAGAAATATCTGCAGGCGACTAAGGACAACATTAAGCTCAAGGACAGTGCGTCAATTCACTTTAAACAAGTTGAGGCCATCTGTAAGAAAGTCCAGCCGAGCCTCGTTGTTTTCGATCAGATCGATAAGATCAAAGGATTTGACAATGATCGAGAGGATCTGCGACTCGGATCCATATACATTTGGGCTCGTGAACTCGCCAAGACATATTGTCCGGTCATCGGGGTCTGCCAGGCAGATGGGTCTGGTGAGGGAGTTCGCTGGTTGTCCATGGCAAACGTGGCTAACGCTAAGACAAGCAAACAGGCTGAGGCGGACTGGATTCTTGGTGTTGGAAAAGTGAATGAAGCCGGTTATGATAATCTTCGTTTCCTCCATTTGAGTAAGAATAAGTTGTGGGGAGATGAAGATACTGATCCGAAGTTGAGACATGATCGTTGGGAAACGTTGATTGAACCAGAGATAGGAAGATATCGTGACCTTTAAATCTACACAGGTATATGTAGTAATGCGGGAGATTGGAGATGACTTCCATCCAGTAGCTGTATTCAAAGATCTGGAAACTGCTGAAGGTAACGCGGAAGGATATAATCTCTCAATGGAAGAACAGAAACTAGATATCCATTTCTTTGTATTAACTACGATGATGTACGAATGAATGTTCTGGCTATCGATACAGAGTCAAACACTTGGAATAAGGGGAGTTGGAGTGACCGAAGACACAAACCTGTCTGCTATTCTTTCGCAGATGAACAAGATTCTGGTGCAGAAAGGATCTCTCCGGAATCAATTGAACTCCTGCAACGAAGAGTTGATAAAGCTGGAACAATCGTTGGCTTCAATATTAAATACGATGCGAACGTCTGCCGAAAACTCGGAATCAACCTAGAAGAAAACCGGATCTGGTGTTGCCAAGTAGCTGAATTCTTACTGAGTAACCAACAATGGAAATATCCAAGTCTCGAAGAGTCCTTGGTCAAACATGGTCTTGGACACAAAGAGGACAAGGTAGCGGAATATTGGAAACGTGGAGTCCAGACGGAAGACATTCCGTGGGATATACTGGGCTCCTACGCTACGACGGACGCTGTTATGACCTTACGGTTGTACGAACATCAGATGGGTCTCATGTCCGAATCACAGAGGCGTCTGTGCAATCTGATGTGTATGGACCTGATGATTCTGGCTGAGATGGAATGGAATGGAATAAAGTTTAATGAGGAGTTAGCAAGAACCCGTGCTGGAGAAATTAAAGAACAAATACAACAAATCACCGGTGAACTATCTACGATTTATCCTGATGTGCCTATTAACTTTGGTAGTGGCGATCAGTTATCTGCCTTTCTGTATGGTGGCACGATTACAATCCCGGATAAAGAACTGGTGGGCGTCTTCAAGACGGGACTAAGGGCTGGTGAACCGAAGTATAAAAATATAGAACGGTTAGTGGAACTACCCCGGTTGATTGAACCCTTGCGTGGTAGTGCCCTTAAGAAGCAGGGATTCTTCGCCACGAATGCTGATACTTTGCTAAAGCTGAAAGCCAATAAAACTACTAGACATATATTGGATCTTATCAAGAAGCAGGTACGGCTAGAGACATTGCTCTCGAAGACCTACAATGGCCTTATCCTTAAGGCCGAAGAACAGAACTGGGAACCTGAATATCTTCATGGTCAGTTCAATCAGGTAACGGTAACCACCGGACGACTCAGTTCAAGTGGACCCAATCTCCAGAATCTGGATTCAGAAGCAAATGACCTTTTTGTGAGTAGATACGACTAATGACAATACAGGAAGTACTACAACAACTCCTTCAACAGAACCAGGGACAACTAGCAGCCTACCAGGCTGACATCACTAATCTGTTGGTAATGATTCAGAATCTTAATGATCAGAACACGGAGATCACTACGTGGCTAGCCGCAAACCCAGGGTAACCGAAGAAAAACTCCTCAACGATATGTTTGTACTTCTTGAGTATAGTGATACCTTTGAAGAGTTTATCAAGAATATGAGTGAGGAAGCCCGTCTGACTTTGTTCACTGAAATCAAACGATACTATGGAGATTAATGCTTGTCTCATGTGATGCAGCACAACTCGAATGGCGCACCCTTGCGGAGCTTGCACGAGACCCGGTTGCGATGGAGGAAATTGCAAAGGGACTTGATACGCACTCGCTTAACCAGGCGGCGTTTGAACTCCCCAGTCGGCTCATTGCGAAGATCTACCTCTTTCGGACGATTTACCGTGGTAGTGGTTGGGCATTCGCCAACGACCCAGCATTCATGCACGTCTCGAAAGACCCTAAGTTCTGGGATGCGATCGGGGAAAAATTCTATACTAAATACGGAGTCATTAGCCAAACTCATTTGGCCTGGAGTGAAAGCGTGGTTCGAGGGGAGCCGATTATGGGACCCTTCGGACGTGTATGGGAAATCCCAATGGGGAGAGATAACTATGGGAATGTCAAAATACCATGGACCGTCCTAACAAACTACCCAGTCCAGGGTACTGGTGCAGATGTTATGATGATTGCCCGCATCTCCTTCGCGAGGCGTCTTCGTACGCTTGGTATTCCGGTCTTGCTTATCTCGACCGTCCACGATTCTATTGTCGTAGATGCCGAAAAGAAATATGTCTCACAGGTGGCTAATCTGTTCTACCAAGTCTTCGATGATCTGGTAACTAACATTCGACGTACCTTTAAATATGATTGGCAGGTACCCTTGGGATGTGAAGTAAAGGCAGGTATGGATATGAAAAATATGAAACTAGTTGACAGAACCGATAAACTCTGATAGAATTATAATTCAATACTCAAGGAGCAATGCAGAGATGCAAATTCAAGTTCTCAGTAATATGGTAACTACCCAGACCAATAAGGCGGGTAAGCCGATGCAAGTGTTGGAAGTAGCTTATAAGAATCTTACCTTTCAGGGTAAGGTTGAATCCAAGAAGTTGTTTGATTTTGGTGTACAAGCAGATGTATTCAAGACACTGGCTACTGCGGCTGCCGCTAGTCATTGGGATGTGGAAGTTAAAAAGAACGATGCGGGGTATAACGATTGGATCAAGGTAACGAAAGGGAACGGTGCTTCTTCTGTGGCGGACCAACCCACAAGGGCTACTGCATCAAGCCCTGCGGTGACGAAGGGTGGGTGGGAGACTCCGGAGGAACGAGCCAAGAAGCAGATTTACATCGTACGACAGTCGAGCATCAGTGCTGCGGTGAATGCACTAACTGCGACGGGAAAGGTAATTCCGAACGCTAACGAGGTTATCGACTATGCACGTCAATTGGAAGAGTTTGTTTTCAGTAGCGATAATGTTAAAGCTGTTGTCGGCAAGGATGTGGGCAGTATTGATACGATGGAAGAAGATATTCCTTTCTGATTCCGTAATTGAAGTTCTCTATTCACTTTATAAGGTAAATGACATGTTTAATTTTCTCTCTGATATCAAGGCTCGTCTGACTTCTCTCGAACAAAGGGTTGAGGCGATCTTCTCACATATTCATACCCAGGTAGCAGCAGATGCTGTAAAGGCTGCTCAAGCTGTGGAGGCCGTTCCGGTAAACCCTACCGTTGCGGCTTCTGTGGAAACTGCCGCTACCGTTGTGGAGGCTGCACCGAATGCCGCTGAATAAGGGTAAATCTAAAGAGGCCATTAGTCAAAATATCCGCACAGAAAAAGCTGCTGGTAAGCCTCAGAAACAGGCCGTTGCTATTGCACTGAACACAGCACGTCGTAATACTTCAACCCGACGGAACACTGGACGAGGTCGATAAATGGAAATTCAATTTAAGCCTTATTATTTCCAAAACGCGCAAGGTGAGGTACTCGTGAATAAAGATCCATATCGTATCATCAATGATGAGGGACAGTGTGTTGGTGGTGCGGATGATTATGATACCGCCAAGTTTATTGCCGCACGATACCTTCGTGAAATGCGGGAGTTTCTTGAAAGCGCTAATTGATGGGGATATAGTCTCATACAGTTGCGCCATCTATAATGAAACGTTTGGATGGGATGCTGCTCGGATTGACATCGATGGTATGATGGAGCGCATCCTTACTTCCACTGGAGCTACTGAGTATGAGTGTTACATTACCGGAACTGACCAATTCAGATATACTGTTGATCCAGAGTATAAAGCTAATCGTAAGGGAAAGCCTCAGCCGAGATATCGACAGGATGCGAATGCATATCTTGTC